CACTATACGACTTTGCTAAGAAAGATGGCAGAAGAAATATATTTACTTTTGGAACACAGTTTAAGTTTATGCTTTCTGAGGAAGGACTTAATAATGTAGTCAAAGAGGTAGCAACAAGTAGTAATGGTATTTCTGAGCTAACAGCACGTTTCCTAGCCGATTGGGGTGGTGTACCCGGTAATAAGCTACAAGAACGTATTGACTTTGCTAACAAGCATAAGGACTTCATTAAGACTGTGCTAGATGGAACTGAGGCATCTAAGGAAGATGATAAGAGAGACCCTGAATCTGTAGTTCCTATTAATAAGAACTCTAAATCGGCTTCTTTCCGTGTGCTTGTTCCATCTGACCTAGATAGATTCCAGAGATGGTTCTTAAAGTTTGTTGTGGAGCAAGATAAAGGGGGGTGTGATGGTGGTAGAGTAAACCCTATTACAGATGTTCACTTAGTAGTATCAGCTACAAATGAGCATACAGGAGATACCTCTGAGATAGACCTTACAGGAATCTTTAGAAGACAATGGGGATGTAACTGGATAGGTGATGACTCAAGTGGTGAAGGTATATTTCCTAATAATAAACCCCTAGAGGGTTATGACCTTATGTATTGTGCTTGGTATCTTAACAATGCTCAGCGTGATGCCTTATTCAGCGCAGGAGAGAAGGTATTCACTGTGTATGCTTTAGGAGAAGCTAAAGTTACATTAAGAAACTTTTTAAAGTATAGTCACATTAACTAGGAGGAATGATGAGCTTATATGGAACTTATAAGAATACTTATCTGAGAAAGGTTCACAGAGAATCAAAACAGTTTAAGTTAGAACAGCACATAGATAACCACCCTACTGATTATCAGTCTATTATTGCTAATGAGAAGCTCAAGAGTGAAATATACTGGTTAGAATATAAACTCAAAGAAGTAGAGAGGAAGATGGAGATAGATGGTTAAAGTTATTAGAAAAGACCTTGTTCAACGTATGCAGAATAGAATGATTGCTGAGGACATTGTGGAACAATTTGTCAGACAACTTATTCACAGCAATGATGTTGGTGGTGCTCATGAGTTTATCCACACTGCTGATTTTGCTCTTCAAGTAGAGGACAAAGAGGTTATCTGTGACAGAAAATCTAATAGAATTTACCTCGGAAAAGAGGAGTTCTTCTATGACTTCACATACCTTACTTACTTGTGTTTGAGTTTACTAGATGATGAAATTTAGGTATAATTAATATGATAAATGCTTATAAGATAGCCCAACAATATGTAGGACAATGTCTTGATTATGATAATTACCCTCAACCACCTGATAACCCATACCAGTGTGTAGACTTAGTATTATATGTCTCTAGCCAATTTGGGTTTGAGTTATGGGGTAATGGTAATGAAATAGGTACTAGGGGAGATATTTCCCAATGGGCTGATGTTATACCTTATACCTCAGGGATGGTTCTAAAAGTTGGAGATATATTCTCAACTACTGAACCCGGTGGAGGAGATGGCACTGTATATGGTCATACATTTGTGTATGGTGGTGGAGACTTGTCTAATGCCTTAATTATTGAACAAAACTATCAGGGTCAATGTGTTATTGAACATAGAAGAGCTATTTATGGTTATGGTAATACTATACACAGAATTGTTCGTATAAAGAGTCAAGACAATTATGAGCCTTTAAGTTCTGATGGTGCTCTAGTAGGTAATGCAAAAGAAACAGAAAAGACTATTGCTAGGGATTTCTTTGAAATCATCTGTGATAAGGTGGAGGGTGTTAAATCCCCTTCTGATAGTACAACTGTGGAAACTTTCTTCAAGTGTAATAAGGTATCAGGTAAGATTAATGGAGAATGGCTCATATATGATAAATATGATGGTTCTGTGGCTTACATACCTGTGTCTTGTGTGAAGAAGCTAGATGACTATTCTACTACACCTAGGAAAGAGGATAAGAAGAGGTATCAAACGCCTAATGGTTATGATTCATTCCCAGATAAAACATCTGATGGACTTGACCAATCAGGTACACAGAAGATTTACTCATTAGCTCAGCTTATCTCTCTAGGGAGAATTAAAGAGGCTAACTTTGAGTGGACTTACTCATCTGGAAGCTCTTTTCCTAAGAATGTTAAGGTATTAGGGCTAGGTTACAATGCCTATGGGTTCTTATCTGATGGAGATGGTAATATTGTGTTATCTGCTCCTAAAGCATATGGAGAAGTAATAGGTGCAACTTATAATACACCTTTTGGATTTAAAGGTAAGGTGTACACTACAAATGATAAGACATCTTTTGATGTTTATGTGAGGTAAATATGGTATATAAATTGGCAGAAGAAGACAAAACCTGTGGTGTAGAGTACATTAACTGGGATAAACATTATTCACCAATTCCTAAGGCAACTTGTGAAATGCTAAAAGGTCAATGTCCTAGTTGTAGTGGAGATGAGGATGCTGTAGAAATCACTTGTGAAGAAGTAAAAAAATTCCTACACGGTGAGACAGAACCTCCTAGAGTAAGGGGAGGTGTTCCACAATAATATGGGAATTGAGAAATTAATTCTAAAGCTAGTAGAAGACCAATCAATACTTTCTGCTTTAACCTTACTCATTACAACAGCTTGTGGTCTTGGAGTAGTAATGTTAAATAACAAGAGAGCACAGTTGATGGATATGGCTAAAGGTACAAAACGTTCAAGTATTCGTACTGAGTACCTACAGATTTACAATGCTACAGAGTTTACTGCAAAAGAGAAATGGGAAATGACTAGACCTATTGTGAAAGAATACTTTGATGTACTTCAAGGTAATCACTATATTCATGGTCTTGATAAAAAGTTAGAGGAAAAGCTAATTGAGGAGAGTAAACATGGTAAACATAATAAATAAGTCTATCTTCCAAGGTATTGCAGGAAGAAGACCTACTGAAAAGCCCAAGTATTACATCATGCACAATGATGCAGGAAGAATGTCTCCTGAAAAATACATTGATTGGCTTCAATCACGATATGATAATGATGAAGCTGATAAGGGATTTGCTCACTATTATATCAATAGATACACTATTGCTAGAGTAGAAGATACTTATAATTGTTCTTGGTCAACAGCTAACTATGATGGTAACATGAACTCTATTGGCTATGAAGTGTGTCAACAGTTTGGTACTACGGATGCTGAGTTTCTTGCAAATGAGAATATGGTACTTAGACAAATAGCTGAGGATATGACATATTATGGAGATACTCCTAACTACTCAAATATTAAGTTCCACAATGAGTTTTCAAGCACTTCATGTCCTGCTCGTTCACTAGCCCTTCATGGAGGAACTAATAATAGTCTTAGAGACTATGCTATTGCTAAGATTAAACATTATCAATCTATGGGAAGCACAGTCCAAGATATGCTTGAAGATACTACTATTACTGAAGGGTGGAAGAAAAATTCCACAGGATGGTGGTATCAATATGCAGATGGTTCTTACCCTAAAAACAAATGGTCTAAGATTAATGATGTGTGGTACTACTTTGATGGTAGTGGCTATATGTATGCTAACAAGTGGTTAAAACACACAGATGGCTCATGGTACTATCTAGATGATAATGGAGCTATGGTAGAAAATGGTTGGAAGAAAATTAACAGCAAATGGTACTACTTCCTTAAAGGTGGAGCTATGAAGACTGGCTGGCTTAAGGATGATGACAAATGGTACTACCTTGATGCAGATAAAGGTGACATGAAGACTGACCACATGGTTAAAGGTGCTGATGGTTGGTACTACCTAGATAAAGATGGTGTAATGGTTACAGGTGGAACATTCACTGTGAATAATAATGGTGTAGTTAAATTACATAGAGGAGAAAATAATGACTAAGGTAAAAATTGAGGTTGAATGCTTAAAAGAGTTAGTAAAACGTGACTCTATTGTTAAGGTTGTAAATGAACTTCCTTCTAAAGAGACTGCTGACCTTAATTATATTTACATTATTCCTAAAGAAGGTGATGGTAAAGACAAGAAGGCTTATGTACTTCGTCCTGATAGAACAGGTTATGATGCTATTGACCTCACTCCTCAAGTTGTTAGTGTTCTTGGTGAAGGTTATATCACTGTGGAAAAGGAAACCCTTAATGAAAATGGTGATGTAACATTTACAGTAAAAACCAATGAAACTCTTGCAAATGTTTTGAAAGAACTTGAAAACAAAGACAAAGAGCAAGATGGTAAGCTTACTGACCTTACTGATAGAGTTGTAGCTCTAGAAGGTAAGGCAGATAAGGACACTATCTATGATGATACAGAAGTTAAACAAGGTATCAAAGCTAATGAAAGTGCAATCCAAGGAGTTGAGAATGACTTAACTGCTCTCAGAACGCACACAGACGCTCGTATTACAGCTTTAGAAGAGAAACCTGACAAAGATACTATCTATGACGATAGTGAGCTTAGGAGCAAGATTACAGCCTTAGAGGAAAGACCACAAGGAACTAGCTATGATGATACAGAACTAAAAGGTAGAGTAACTACTCTAGAAGGTAAAGCAAATGACCTTGCAGAGAAAGATACAGCCCTTGAAGAACGTATCCATAACCTTGAGGAAAAGCCTGATAAGGATACAGTCTATGACGATAGTGCTTTGAAGGAAAGAGTCACTACACTAGAAGGTAAGACTGACAACTTTGTATCTAATGTTGGTGTGTCTAGAGAAGGTAACACAGTAAAACTTACTTACACTATGGTCAATGGTGACAATAAGGAAGTTGAGTTTACCGACAATGATACTGTTTCTGTGGCTTATGATGATACTGCCCTTAGAAATAGAGTGGAAGCCTTAGAAAACAAGCCTGACAAAGATACTGTGTATAATGACACAGAGCTTAAGGAAGAGGTGCATGACTTAGGTAGCTCTGTAGCTAGTGCTTTACATGACATTAGTGAAATCAGGGTAAATAATGAAGCTAGACTTATTGCTCTTGAGTCTAAAGACAAGCAAACATTATCCCTTGAAGGAAATACCTTAAGCATCTCTAATGGAAACTCTGTGGAGCTTCCTACAGCCTCTACAGCTAAGCCTACTAAGGTTACTTCTGATTCAGAAGGTGTTATTGTAACTCACACTGAGACAGAGGATGCTAACACTTACAATGTAAATATCAATGGTGCTTTAGAGAACTACTATGACAAGTCTAAAACTTACACTAAAGAGGAAGTCAATGACATTGTTACTAAGCAAGAAGCTAAAGCAACTGATATTACAGTCTATAGAGGAACTTTTACTAATAGAGAGATTGTTCAAGAAGGTACTTTTGACACAGATAGGTCTCCTAGAATCACTCTTACTTATTCTAGTAGCACAGGTGTAGGTATCTTGAAGGTAGACTTTAAGATTCTTAAGGCTGTTGGTCAAGGATTTGTTATTGCTAATCTCCCTGCTAATGCCCCTAAACCTGCTGAGCTTATTGAGTCTCAAGTATGGGTAGGAGATGTTTCTACATCTATTTGGGTAGATAAGGGAGCTAATGTAATAAGAATGTATGCTACAACTGATTCCAATATCTTTAATAAACGTATTATCATCAACATCCCAGGTATCTTTAAGAAATAATGAGGTATAAACTATGAAACTATCTAATCAAGTATATGATATTCTTAAGTATGTTGTGCTAATTGCCCTTCCTGCTATTATCACTTTTGTGAATATTGTAGGTGTGCAACTAGGGTATGACATGACCACAACTATCGTAATTATGACTGCTTTTAACGCTTTACTAGGTACTCTTATTGGTATCTCAAGTGTTAAGTATAACAAAGAAAATGAGTAACTGATATGTCAAATAACTGTTTGAGCAAGAACTGTGAATGTGAAAAAGTTGAGCCTTCTCTAGAGAATTGCTCTAAGTTATATGAACTAAATGACATTAAAATCAGACCAGCAATGCGTAAAATCTCTGTTTCAGAATGGTGTAATGTACAAGAAGCCATCAGACAAGCATTTTATGCTGTCTGGTGTGTTTTTACAAATATCATAAACTTTGTATGCTATATTCTTAAAGCAGTAGATTGTTTAGAGAGAAAAGTAGATAGCCTTTGTTCAACAGCTAATTGTCAGAATGCTCAGCTAACAGAGATTCTAGGGCTCTTAAAGGGAACTACTGTGGAGAATATAGCTATTTCTATGAAGCAAGTAATGTCTTCTGGAAGAGTTAAGTTAGTTGATATTAACAAAGATGGTTCATTTAAACTTAAGTGGGATAAATATGCTAATGGAACTTCTCAAGGTGAAGGTACAATCACAGGTAAAGTACACTATACAACCTCATTAGAGAAGACTGGGGATATTAAAACACACATTGATAAAGTTACTTTCTCTAATATCTCATATGTAGGTAAGAAAGGTAGATTTATCAATGAGGCTATCATCTCTGTGTCTAAGCTAGATGGAGAGAAAGTCTTTGAGAAGAGCTATGACCCTGCTTTAGCTTGGTCAGGGGATGTAAGAGAAATTATCATCAATAAGGACGTTAAATACTCTGCATCAGCAGGTGTCAATAATATTGAACTATTCAAATTCTTTGACTCTTGGGTAGATACAGAGACTACAAATACAATCTCTATTGGATTCTTTACCTCTACACAGGGGTGTGTTATTGATTGTGAAAACTGCTAGGAGGTACTATGTCAGGTTCATGTAATTGTAAGTGTGATGATAAACTCCTAGACCTTAACTGGTGTGAATCTAATAGGTCAGTAGAGAATATCAAACGTTCAGGAGATATTGTAAGAGACTCAGAACAGTGCTATATCACAAGTAACACAGAAAAAGGTATCAGTCATATCTATTGTCATTCAAGAAAACTCATAGCAACTTTGTGTCAGACAATAGATAGAATCACAATGATACAGAAAAAGATTAAAAAGGTCTGTGAAGCTCAACACTGTATGGATAACACTATGGATGTGATTAATGACATTACCTCTAAGAGAAATAGAGAGAAAGTCAAACGCTTAAGAGAAATAACCTTTAGAGAAGATGAATCCATAGATGTTATATATAAGAAAGCTAAAGAGATATATAATGACGAAATTAGAATCCTCAATAAGAATACAGCAAGACTAGAACAAATTAAGAAGGATTCTACCACAGAGGCTAAAGATGGAATTTATCTATCAGGAACTTATAAGGAATCTGGTAGAGGTAGTTATGATTACTACTCAGGGTTCTCCTTTGCTACATCTAAGGATGATGTTGACTATGTTGTTGGTGGAATTGGGTTTGGGGATAATCCTCTTACCAAGTTTGTAGGTAGTGATTTAAAACCCGGAGTAAAGGTTAAACTAAACCATGTAGCTAAAACAACTACAGGTAAGAATGTCAATGTAGAGGTTAAGATTAAAAACTTCCATATTCGCTCAGATGCTCATACATTCTATGACCATGATTATGAATCAGCTAAATCTATCACTGTGTATAGCTCTACAGGAGGTATTGCCTTTAACATATTCCACCTATATCGAGTAGAGGGTAGCTTTACTTTTACAGATGATGAGGGAATACCCTTAAACCTTATGATTGTATGTGTAGTAAATGATATTGACTATCATCAAGGTTTCTTGGTTAAGTTTAATAATAGCCAAACAATCTTTAAGATTCCTAATGGTGCTGATATAGGTCAATATGGTTCAGGATACTTCAATAACATATCAGGTAATAGTGTATCAAATGAATCTTCTATACCTGTTGGCTCAATGCTTTTTGCAGGTATTGGTACTGTGCTTGACTTTGAGATTCTAGGAGGACATCCTGATGCAGGTAAACAATATGGTGAAACACCAGATGGTTCAGATTATGTTATGGAGTTCTTTGGTAACACTTTCAAAGGTGAAGTGCTAGACTTACATATTCCTGAAAGACCTCTACCCCCAATTAAGAAGTGTGGCCTTCTCGATTGTGACTTTGACTGTTTTAAGGAGAAATAAATGTCAGATTGTGTAAACTGTCAGTGTGAAGATATAGTAGTTGGTAAGACAGCTTGCCAATCACTCTTAGTACAGAATGATGATAAAATAAAAATGCACGCTCTAGTTCTCAGGGATAGCCAAATGTGTGAAATTGTAGACCAGACAGCCAAATTTGCCTACTCACAGTGGTGCATTAACAAAAACCTAATCAAACAAATTGATTGGCTTACTAAAGAATTAGATAAACTAAAAGGAGGATAATATGAGTTGCTATTCTTGTGGGGGAAACCCTAAAACATTCTGTAGTGAGTGTCTAGCAAGTAAAGATACTTGGATTGCTCCTGTGGATGTATTGCCTGACCCTTTCTTGGGTGATTATGACCATTTATACAGAACACCAGATGGAAACCTCTATGCTTTATCTCCTGATAGAGCTGAATGGCTTCAAGTGAATGGTCAAGGAAGAACCTATAAAGCTGGAGATGGTATTTCAATAACTAATGATAATGTTATCTCTAGTAAAGTTATAGCTAAAAACCAAACATTGTCCTTAGAAAACAATATCCTTAAAATATCTGATGGTAACTCTGTTGTTCTGCCATTAAATGACTCTAGTGGTATCAAGGAAAGAGTAGTCAAATTAGAGCATGAGGATTATAGAGAAAAAACTGCTTCTCAATATCCTTATGATACTTCTAGTAGCAATGTTGTAGGAAACCTTATTAGAATTACACCTAATACTTTATTCAACGATGTTAGTGGTAACAACTATTATGGGGTTAAAAATGATGGAACTGTTCCAGCTTCAGATATAGGAGTATCCATTCTTGAGTTTGATTGTATATATGAAGTAAAACATAAAGACTCTACTATTAGTAACACTTATACTCGTAATAATAATCGTATAATTAAACTTGATATTACCAAAGAATCAATTTCTAACAATTATGAATACCCCTTAGATGATGGTGTTTCAATAAGATTTGTTTATACAACTGATTGGGATAACCAAGGTAAGTGTAGTATTCATATTGAAGCATACCTTATGTATTATGAAGTTGTTGATTTTAAAGTAACACAGTATATGCACAAACTAAGTAAAGGTGAAATTGACTCAATGGAACAAGCCAAAATACCTCTAAAAGTAGGTAGTGAGGAAAAAGGGTTTATTACGTTTAATATTACTGACATTAGATTCGGTATGTTTGCTTATGGAAGAACACTGAGCAAGAAAAACCCTTACCCATCAAATTCATATTCTAGGTTAGATACAGTTTAGGAGTTATTATGAGTTACATTGATAATAAAGATACACGATTAAATGAAGCCTCTCTTACAAGTTATAAAGATAAAGCTGAAAAGCATTGCTGGTATGATAGCTGTGACTGTGACCATATTCCTATTGCTGACTGTGATGGTCTTGTGGATGAGAATAATAAAGGTATTGGTAGATATGCTTGTATGGCAGATTCACAGAAGTGCTACAATCCTAAGTTCTTTGGTTCACTATTGAGAAAACTCACATGCCAACTTAATCACTATATTGAGAATATCTGTGCATTGTGGGATATGGTACAGTGTATGGGTGAATATGTAGCCTCTATTGGAGATATGGGTAAAGTTCACACAAACTATTCTCGTAACTCTGCTGTATCATCTTCTACATTCTATACTTCTATCACTAAAGAATATGAGGTTTCCCTATATATGGATTCTACTACAGGGGTAGACTTTGAGAATGATGACCAAAGAAGAAGACTCACAGATAGACAGTATAGAGTATTTCTAAGATGGTGTGCTGATGGTACTACACTAAAAGCCAGTGAAGATAACACAATGCAGATTGTAGTTTATCACAGTGGAGAATCCTATACCACAGATATGCTTAAGCAACGTTCTGTGCATTGGCAAATGATGGGTGTTACAGATGGTGCTATGGAAATGAGTGATACCATTATAGTACCTAAAGGTCAATATATAAAGGTAAGAGTAGTTCCAGATAACTCTGCAAGCGGTGTATTTAGACTTCACCAGTTTAAAGTAGAGTATGTACCTATTGTAGAAGGTAAAGACCTACCTGATTGCCTTAAGTTCACAGAGAATCAAGAACAAAAATAAAAAGAGCCTTAATTGGCTCTTTTTATTTTATATATAAAATCCTCTGTGTATATCTAGGTAGTTATCAGTGTATCTAGTAATCCATACACAACAAGGCAGATGTTCACTATCCAATTCTGAAGTTAATCTATGAAAGCATTCCATTTGGTTGTCTGCTAAAAATATTAATCTTGAATTAGTATCATATCCATGAAGCTCAACCACAATGCCCCTATACTCAGTGCAACCATAGCATTTATATGTAGCTACTTTTGGTTTACCTACTATACCAAACTTTTCATTTATTAACTTATATACTCATCTTGATGATTTAACATTTTATCACCTCAAATAAATAGTCCTTCAATTATTTTAATTTTATCATAATATTCTTTAAACCATAAACAATCTTCAATATCAGGTACACATAGCACATTTGGTGCATTATGAAAGTATTTATAACCTACAGTATCATTAATGAATAACCTATAGATGTAATCAGGCCTATAATTTGATTTAAACTCTACATAAAAACCTTTATGCTTAGTTTTAGTTAAGTATTGGGTAAGTATAGCTCTTACAGGAGGTTTTGTTATAATATACTTATCTTTTATGACACTTAACACATATTCTTTATTACTCATACAGTGAACACCTCCTTAAATATATCTTTTCCATTTACCCAATAACATCTTTTATCTAATTCTTTCACAAGTACACCAAATAATGATGAGGCACTATGAAAAATACTATGTTGTTTATCTGATATAAACAACATTTCATAATGAGGACTTCCATCACTAAAAACAGTTTTAATAGGAAATACATAACCTACATCATTATGGATATAAACCATTTCCTTACTTAAACTCACCTTATAAGGTTTCTGTGTTAACTCCACATTACATGGTAAGTTCTCTTTTACAATCCTAACTAAATCATTCATACTATAAGCACTCCCTTACATACAGTTTCTGACACAAATAAAGCATGAAGGTCACCATTACTAAATAACTTAACAGGGTAAATAAACCCTGACATATTACCATCCCTATCATAAATGAACTCTGTGCCACAGTAATTTAGGCCAATATTAACATAATTAAATAAACAATCCTCTAGGAAAACTACTTGACCTCTATAAGGAATCTCATAACATCTATTAGCCAACATATTCCTATGATTAATATCCTTCCAACCACTATGAAACCCATCAGCACGGTTATGTGAAACTATCATTAGATTAGGTTCACCATCTCTTAAGAAACCATACACAGAACACTTATGCCCAAACAAGGTTGTATCCACAGGTCTTTGGTTAGGAAAATATATACCCTTCTTAGATAGTCTTCTGAGTTCCTCTAGTTCAATAAAAGCCATATAGACCTCCTATTTCTTACCTATTCCTCTTATATACCTTCCATATAGAGCTTGATTACCCTTTAGACCTAACACTTGTTCTGTGTAAGTAACATAACCAGTACCAACCATATATGGGTATAAGAGGTTCTGTTCAGCTCTGATTCTCTTCTTCCTCTTCCTCAAAGCTGTTTGTTTCCTATAGTCAGGAGTTAATTCTATCTTATCTGATAACTCTCTGTGTAGTTTCTCTAGCTCAATATACTTATCAGAGGCTTCCTCTGGAGACAATTTAGTCTTCTTTGTGTTCTTCATAAAACCATAACTCCTCTCCATTTCGTTTAAGGATAATCTCTACATCGCCCTCATTTGTTCTTGTGTAATTTCTCTCATCACAGAGCCATTCTCTAATGAACTTATTTCTCATGTTGTAGTTCTTTACCTCTATGGTGTGATAGCAATTACCTAGCTCATCAATCCTCTTTAGTACCCATACTTTGTGTGTAAAAGTCATATATGCTCCTTGCAATAACAATACCTCTTGTGAGGTTTTTTGGTTTCTTTTCTTGTCTAAACCTTGATATAACTCCTGAACTCATTGAGTAGTACCTATAACCAATAAGCATCTGTGTAATGTCATGAGGTAGAACTAATCTCTCCTTATTCTCAAGAAACTCTTGCTTACTATACCAATCCATCATTTCATAGGTAAATTTCTCATAATCTTTAAGTCTATAAGGCTTTCCTGCTATATAAGAAAACATTTCCCTCACATTCTCAGGAATAGTCTTGATAAAGTCCACTTTAACATTAAGCTCATTAATATAACTAATATCAGAAGCTAATTGATAAGCCATTGCATATTTGATGCCATACACCTTCTCAAACTCCACAAACTGTCTAGCTATTTCAGAAATCTTCCACTTGTAGAAGTTATCCTTTGGCAACTTATCTAAGAAGTCACAGGATACAGCCAAGAGAAACTCACCTCTACTAAGACCAGTTATACCTTTTCTTGCTAGTGGAGTAGAGTATCTATTTAAGAGCCTCAGAGAGTCCTTATTAAGCGCTGTAGCGAGTTTTTCTAGCTCCTTAAGGGTATAGACCCCCTTCTTGTTTGCATAGCGTCTAACGACCTTTTTATCACCTACAACACGGTACACAAGAACAGTAAGCAACTTATCTCTAAGAGGTACAGGATGATTATTCAAAGTTCTAATAAGAGTTTGAGAAGTATCATCTAAGTATTTCAGGTTATTAGGAAAGTGTTTCCTATACAAAGGGTTCTTCTTAAGCTCATTCAAGTCATGTTTATACTCAAAAGCATCTCTACGAAGTAGAATATAATTTTTGAATCCATCTAAGGTTATCATATTTTATCCCTCCTAGACACACACAATAGGGGCTAATGTAAAAGGAAACATATAAGGAAAATCACAAGAAGGCTAGTAAAGTTTCCTATTGTGTGCATCTAGGAAGGGTAAACCTTCCCAGAAAGTATAGCAAATAAATAGAAGTAAATCATGAGAGGGTTTCCCCTCATAGAGGTGGCAAGTGGAGAAAGGAATGGTAAATCAGTGAAAACGCAACCTCTTGCCACCTCTATGAGGGGAGTGACTGAGTGTTAATTAGAAACTATTTTCCTTTATGTTAGTATAGTTTAATCAGTCACTACCCTGTTTACTTATTCTGCATCAGACCAATCGTCTGTATCTACATCCACATCATCATCTGTATCTGCATCAAGAGGGAAGTAGTCAACAACATTCCAAGATGGCTTGTCATTGTAAGGTTTTCCTTCTTTGATTACAATACCAACATACTTACCTTCAAGTTCATCAGTATCTACTTGTACCTCTTTATGTAAGTCTAGTGCATATAGTAGGTTGTAGAGTTGTTCACGTCCAATCTTATTATCCAACATAAATGCTGTGATTGTCTTAGGAGCATTCTTACCAAAATTGCCCTTAAGAGATATCTTAAGCATTTCCAAATTTGAGCGAGAAACTGTTTGCTCTACTGCTTGAATACTTGCCTCAAAGCGTCCTTCCTCATATGTAAAGTCCTCACGCTTTGTTGGATTCATAGTAATAAGACCCATTATTCCTTATCTCCTTTAAGTTTTTCTTGTGATGAGCCATCAGTTAATCCAACAACAGCTTCCCATGTAGCATTTACCATTGTATCTGGAATAACTAATCCCGGTTTACGTGTGACCTTGAGTGTATAGATAGGATTACCTGCAAATCGTACTTGATAGAAATCCTTAACTTTCTTTTCACCCTTCACAATCTTAGACTTAGTTACACGTTCTGTATGACCAATAATACGAGAAGATGCTGTGATATATTTAGACACACTGTCCATTAAATTAGGAATTGTTTGTGATGGAACATTCTCATCTACTGCATCCTCAATATTCACATTCTTCTCTTGACAAATTACATAGACATTCTTTCCTTGATAAGATAAGTCTACCAATTCATCCACAAGGGCTTTTAATCGTGTAGATGCTTCACCATAGTGGTTAATAAGCATTTTCTTGACATTATTAGTTCCCATAATTTCTTTATAACACATCTCTTGTACATTTGTGAAGTGGTCAATAGCAATACTATCAAAGTCCTTAGCATAAGTAAGAGCTTCGATAACATCTGCATATGAGGTACACTCTGCCACAGAGAAACGTTCATCTTGTTCCACAGAGGCAAGTCCACGGTCTGTATCAATAATCAATACACTTCCCGGTAATGTATTAATGAAACTAGATTTTCCTGAGCCGGGAGCACCATATAAAGTTGTCATTGTATGTAGCTTAATCTTGTTTAGTTTTTTGAGTTTCATTTTACTCCTTATTTACCTGTAGAGCCATAACCACCACGGTCAGCATTACCTAGGTGCATTACTTTACTAAAGAGTACAGTTGGCTGATTCTCCACAATTCTGAATTGAAGTAAGCGTTGCCCTTTTTCAATCTCTCCATCTCTTGTGGCATAGAACTTAGCACACCAATAGTCATTATCTCCACAGTATGAGTTATCAATGATACCCATACTATTCGTGAGAATCAATCCTGTGTTTTGGAATGTACTTGAACGAGGTAGTAAATGAGCTTCAAAACCATGAGGCAATTCCATAGCTACTCCTAGGTCAATAACAACTGTATCTCCCTTTTTATACTTAACCTCTGTGTTAGATGCTAGGTCAATCCAATCACCTACACTAATATTCTTGATAGGACTAACCTCATCATCATGATACTTAATTTTAACTTTTTTCTTATGTAGTGATAAAACTAATATTATCACAAAGCATAAGTCAACTGCTAAAAATAAAAATAGTTCTGTCTTAGTCAACTTATCCCCCTTAATCTATCTCATCCATCATTCTATAAAGTATTAGTAGCATAGCATCAATAGTCATTAGGTAGGATTCTGGTCTTGTTGTGTGTGTAGCAAAATCAATGAAGTCAATTTGTAGACTACTCATATCAGATAAATCACACTTATTCAAGGAGTAATCTTTTCCAGTGTAGTATACACAATCCTTTTCCTTCTTTGCTTTCTCTAAGAACACTTTAGCCTTATTAAGGTCATCTAAGCCGTTCTTGTATTTATATCTCCACACATACTTAACAGCAGAGGCTACAAGAGGGTTCAGACCTGCTTTAGTCCAGAAATCCCAACATTCAAGGTTGTTTTGTGTGTAGCGCTTAGGTTGTACAATGTCTTCTTTCATTTATCCTCCTTATTGATAATATACAATATACCAAGGACAAAGATAACAAATAAGGCATTATCTAATAAAGTAAATAGGTTATCACTCATTGTCTAAATCCCTAACTTTCTCTTTAAGTTCTGCAAGGTCATTCTCAGCTTTTAGAAGCTCTACATAACGCTTAGATGCGAGAGACACAGAAGTTACTCCATCAATTCCCCCTACAAGTTCCTTGAAGTTTCTCTCACCATCAATATCACGTTGAGCTAACTTGTCCTTAAGAAAACTTATGGTGTATTGATAATTGTCACAGTCCTTTACCTTTTCTTTTAAATTAAGAACAGTACCTACTAGAAAAGCTATTAATGTAAGAAGTACAACAAATCCAATAATTACAAAATCACCCATTATACCAACCTATAATGCTTCACAGTGAAGCCTTCACCTTCCATTGTTACTACTACCTTATTTTCTGTGAGTCTATCTTTCAAATCAGTATAGTAAGTATCTCCAGTGTAATCACCATCAATGGTACTAACTATAGCTTCCTCACAGAACGGCTCAAATGCTTTAAATGTTATTGCTCCTCCAATAATCCAAACATCTCTATCAGTTTCTTTCTCAAACTGTAAGACTTCCTCTACAGAGTTTGCAATGTATACATTCTCATCATCATATCCTTCAATTTCGTCCTTAGTTGTAAGGATAATGTTCAATCTATTCTTAAAAGGTTTGTTACCTATTGACTTCCATGTGGATAAACCCATCACTACTACTCCACCAGTAGTCTGGTTTTTGAAATAGTTTAGTTCAGTCTTGTTTGACCAAGGGAGTTTCCCATTGTTACCAATAGTACCTCTTTTATCTTGTGCCCAGATAAATTTAACCATACATTATAAAAGTGCTACACAGACTATCCATGTAGCCCATAAACACTTAGTCTTCTACTTTAACCAAGAATGCTTCATGGTTAAACTGAGGGAAACGTTCTTTAATTTCAGCAAGAGTGAATTTACCAATCTTGTCAGTACCACAACCAAGCACATCAGATTCTTCTGTGAATCCAGAAAGCTCTCCATTAGCATTAATAGCAATGTAAGGGGCTTTAACTCGACGTGGTTTCTTACCTACATAAATAATGTATAGTGGTTCAGCAGGAGCTGTAGTTTCTGTTTGAGCATTAGGAAGTTCAACTCCCAATGCTTGAGCGAGTGCAATAAGTAGTTCTGTGTTGTTAGCCATTTTGCTAACCTCCTTAAATTTATTTTGTAGAGGGTTTAAAGTGATTATCTCTACCACCACAATTATAGTTTATCAAAAACGTGTTACCTTGTCAAGAGATTTTTAAAATTTTTTTCAACAAAATCATCTAAATCCTCTGTTACATCTCCAATATACACCTTATAGAAATAATCGTACACATTAGGTTGTCTTTTAGTAGGTGGGATATACATACGCAAATTAGGGTTCTTACCAATCATTGTAGTAATCTCACAGAATTGCTCAAACATATCCTCACCACGGTACTTGTTATAAGAGAACTTAATTCTCTTTACTTTATAGGCTCTACCTTTTAGAACTTTCTTAGGGTTTACACACTCAAAAGAAAAGTCTTTTATATTGTACCCTAACTTTGTCATGACTTCCATGTACATATTAGCTTGGAGGCTATATTTCATCTTATCCTCTTGTGGAGCTTCACTATATGTCTTATAGTCAATAAGAGATACAGTACCATCTCCATTGTCAATCACAGCATCAATATATCCAATGAACTCATGACCATTAGGGAGTGTAAGTTCAATTTTCTTCTCAGTCTCAATGATTTTAGAGAAGTCTACAGTATCTCCCTCACTTAGATAGCGTTCTATAGCGATAATACCTGTCTCACGAGCCTCATCACAGAATGGTGAGTGCTTGTGTACATCAAGAGCCATATTCTTTACTTTATCAAGTGATAAGTCCCCTTTGTGGTCAGCCAATAGTTCCATAGCTGTGTGGAATACTGTACCTCTATCCATGTACTTGGTTCGCTTAGGGTCAGGTAGTTCCTTGTATTCAGCTATATACTTACACCAGTGTTCCCAAGGGTTTTCTAGGTAAGTATTTACTCTTGATACACTAAATCTCATTATTCCCCCTATTTATTTACTAGTTTTGGTAATACTTCATTCAAAAGGAATGAATAGTTTGGTGCTAATAGGTACTTAGATATTCCTAACAACATAGATATGATAACTGATAGAATTATACCTGTGAATAACCATCCAAATGTTTTACTAGCTTCCTTAACACGCTTTTGTGTAAGGTACTTTGCATACTGGTATACGGTAAATCCATTTGGTACATCCTTGTGATTAATGCAATCAGTGTCTACTTCAAGATTATATCTAAAAATAAGAGTATAAGCCATTAGTATACCAGTAATAATCAACATAGCTCCAGATAGTTTACCCATAACAGTCCAATAAGTCCACTCTCTTACAAGTTGCTCATATAGTTGAGGTGTACTATCCTTAATATTTCCTAGAAGCTCAGAGATACCATCAACAGATACATTTAGAGCTTTGGCTAATGCTTCTACAATACTATTCATCATAAACCTCCTCAATAGATACTCCATCACAGAAGAATACCCAATCAAAACCTGCATCAGCAAGTTCTTGTCTTGCATGCTCCATTCGTATAAAAGAATTTTCAGTTAGACAATCGGCACCGAAAAACCATTCCTTTGTATCTGATTTGTATTTAAGTACCTTAGTTGAATTGCCAACATTATTAACTTTTACAATGTATTTAAAGGGTGCAATCTCATAATAACCATTAACCCAAGCACTAGCAAATCTATTTGAGTTATTCTTTACCCATCTCAAACACTTTTGAACATCTCCCTTGTATGTAGTAAGTAAATCCTCACCAAAGTCACCAATAGGGTCAAATGCACCTAGAATAGTTAATTTATACTCCTTACAATAATCAATATACCTAGCAATATAATAAGGTATCTTCTCCTTCATTTGCATATTAATCCTCCAATTCCTTAGCAAACTGCCAAGCCCATGATAAAGGGGAGTCTTTAATCAACTTCTCTGTGAGTTGAAATGTAGCTTGTCTTGAGTGCTTCTTTAGTAGTTCAAGTGACTCATAGTTATGGTCTCCTAATGCTACACTACCATTAGCAAGCACATACAACCGTCTAAATCTACCATGCTCAACAGGTACAGCTACATAGTAGTATTTTTCCTTCTTAACAGAATATCCGTTAATCCAAGCAACAATAAAGCTCTCTTGGTTTTTATCTGATGATAGATAACTTCTTAGCTTATCAGAATCAGCCATTCTAGCATAGTTGTATAGGTGAACATTCAACACTTTAAGAGCATTCACTAGGTTTATATTCGTAGCTTTACAATATTCAATCCAATGGGATACATAAGCAGGGATTTCTACTTTAGGTGTGCTACATTCCATAGCTTCATCAAATCTTCCTTGTCTGTACCCATCACAGTATGTTTTTGACATAACATCACATCCAAGATTGTCTAAAATTTTTACTACCCATTCAGTCTTAGAAGACTCATCTAAGCCTTCTATTCGTCTAATTACCTTCTTAAGTGTTATTTTGTATTTACCACTATCATATACCATCACTGACATCCTTTGCTATAGTAAATAAGTGTATCAAACCTCATTCCTAGTGAATAATCCTCACCCTTACGCTGAGTTTGTTCTAGGTTCAAATCTTTTTTGAGAGTCTTTACAGACTCATCTAATTCATTAATCTTTGCTTGCATCCTCATATTCGTGTGAAGAAGGAATCCTACTGCTAGTAGACACAACCCACTTATAATCAAGGATGGCTTTAAAAATACTTTCCTGATTTTCCTCATTTATTAGCCCTTTCTTTTCTAACTTCTTAACAACATCCACAAAGGACTTACCCATCTCCCTACCTTTTTTAATAGTCTTAGCTACTTCAAAAAGTATTTCAGGAGTTTCTTTCCCTACATACTTCATAAGGTCTGTGTCAAAAATCTCTGACAACTTCTTAATACTACTTGCAGAGGGATAATTCTTACCTAATTCCCAACCTGCCACAAGAGAGTTACCTTTATACCCTAGCTTCTTGGCTAGTTGCATCTGTGTCATGCTGTTCTGTAGTCTTAATTCCTTAATTCTTCTTCCTAATACGCTCACTGATATTAAATCCTCTAGTCTTTCTATTATAAGGTTTGATTAGTACAGCTTGTTCCACAATAAACTCTTTATACTCAGGATAAGAACTCTCTAGTTCACTTTTATCTTGAGACACTACTGTGTATATGTTAGGTTCTACAGACCATCCAATGTCGCCATTATCGTACTTACACAGGTAATGCTCAGAAGGTAGCTTAATTACATAAGTCTTTTCTTGTTCTGTCTCTTTGTACTTACCACAAAGAACAGCTAGACCTAATCGTTTAATAAGGTCATTTACCTCATCAGCTTTCTTATCCTTTGCAAGTCTAATAAACCAGTTTTGTCTGTATCTTGAGCTTGATAAAAAGACATAATTAATATACCCAAGTGTACTAATTTTTTCATTCACGCTACCAATATGGAGTGTATTAAAGAATTTAATTTCTTCTTGTGAAAGATTAGGCAATTCAATAGATAAGGTTACTCTATCTCCTTTGTGAGGTTTTTCTATTTCAGTCTCCTCTTTAGAACCATAGTAAGAATCTAGTTTTTCTTTCCAATCAGGATTGATAGTTTCCAAATCATCAGAAATAAGTTTGTTAATTGCATAAGTTGAAATACCAATCTCTTTACTTAACTGAGCTTTACTCATAGTATTAAGACTTTTTAAAATTTGTTCTTTCATATCTTTACCTCTTACTTAATTTATCCACCTAACAGAAGGTTCTCCTTGGAAACCTTTTTCCCAAATAAACCAAGCATAACATACAGGAGAACTTTTATAAGATTCAAACTCCCCATTTTTGGCACAACGCAACCTTCCACTAGCTACATAAATATATTTAGGTGGGTAATTTTTGAAAAATTCCTTACGCTTCTTACCCTCTAAAAATTGAATTTTTAAAAACATAGCAACTTTACAACCATCTTCAATAATATTTAAACTATGCTCTACAAAGTTCAACGCCTGTGAATATGGAGGATTGGTCACAATATCCCCATTCCAACATGTATAGTCAAAGAAGTCTTTAACTTCTGCTCCTACACCCCTATCTATGAAGTCAGAAGTAGTTACTTGGTAACCATTTTCTCTAAGAACATTAGTTATATGGTTAAGACCACAACAAGGCTCTAAAATATTCTGTTGGAACTGTTCCTCCTCTAATAGTAATTCCACCGCTTTTGGTTCAGTCGCATAAAAATCATGTTGTTCTCTATCTGCACCTACTATACTTGTGCTACCAAGCACTCTCAAATTTGAACCTATATATTTACTCATAAATCATTCCACAAATTCTATTTTATTATCCAATACTTTACTACATATACTATTCTATACTATATTCTGATATTTGTCAATAGATAAAATGAGAAATTTTTAAAATTTCTCAAATTATTTTCCATCTTCCTTGAGTTGGTCAGTTAAGCAAGCACTACAAGGTGTTACTTCATACCCTAAGAACATAGCCAATACTTGATTAGCCACACGAGATTGCTCCAAGAATACAAATTTTACCATATCATTAGCAAAGTCTACTTGCCATGCTTCAAATGACGTTATCACAGCCACGAGAACGTGTTTTAACAAGCACCAAAGGTCAGGGTTACCATTATCATTAGCTTGTGATTTAAGCAGTGTCATGGCTCTTCTACGCTCTTCTGTGACCTGTTGTAGGGTCATAGTAATCTGATTCACCTTATCCTTTGTGTCAAAGATAGCAATCTTATCTTCTTCTGTTTGAATCTCAGGATTGTCTATATTATACCAGAACTTAATCTGGTCTTCATACTTACGGATAAGGATTTCAAGATGATACTCACTAGCCCCAAGGTGCATAATATTTGTGATAATGTCCTCAGTAATACCAACTGAGCTGTTCTTGTTTACTGTCATGTATTAAACCTCTAAATTCATACCTAACATAGTATGTAGATTTTGTTCTATTAAACATACGCTCATAGAAGGCATAAGCTCCTTCACAAGTTAGAAACAAATGCTCTTCTACAAGTTTTCCATCAAAATACTCATCAACTGCGTACATATTCTCTATACCCATTAGCTATAATGAATCTAGCATAGTCAATCATATCTTGTGTTTGTCTAGGATAATGGATAACCAATCTCTCATTGGTATCACTCACAGCATAGGTAAATGCTATATTATGTGAAACATACTGAGTTTTTAAATGAGTAGTAGCAACCATATACTTCACAGCAAAGTCTATCTTAGCAGGAAGTCTAAAGTTTAGCTTATACATCTCATCATAGCTAGGAAACTGTGGTAGTTTTAGCTTGTATGTTCTATTCAAGTATCGGATACCTTTTATAAATTTACCCATTACATATTCTTGACCATCAACACCTAATTCATAGTTAGGGTCATAGTCAATCTGTTCTCTGCAATACTTCTCAGGGTCAGCTTGGAAGCACTCTCTATTAAGTTGTCTTAATAGCTGATATTTACTCTTCAAGTATGCAGGTTTATCATATAGGTGCATTAATGTCCTCCCCATGATTGAGAAACCTCCACATCTGCTATAAGAGGTATAGGTACATCCATACCATCAATAATAGAGGGGTGTTCCATCATATATTTTAACTTAGGCACTAGTTCTTCTACATAATCATCCATTATCTCAAAGAGAATTGCATCATGCACAGAGCCTAGTACATTGAATCTTGTGTGGTCTAGCTCTTTACTGAAAACAATATCAGCTAAGGCACTAGTACACAAGTCTGAACCAAATCCTTGTACTGGTGAGTTGATAGCTTGTCTTTCATCAGCAGAACGCTTTCTAAAGTCTCTGCTATTAATGTTGTCAAACCATCTTTTTCTTCCAATAGGCGATTCTATATAGCCATGTTGTCTAGCAAATTCCTTACACTCTTCATGCCACACAAGCAATCTAGGGTAGGCTTTAAAGAAATCAGCACGGATTTTCTCACTATCCTCTTGTGTAAGGTCTAGACCATATCCGATAGCGTACTTTTGGAAAGTCTTTGCTACCATACCATAGAGGAACCCAAAGTTACAATTAGGTAAAACTACTATTTTACCGTTTCGTCTTAAAACTATTGTATCTTTTGGTACTTGTACACAGTAGACATCCTCAATAGATTTTACTGATATATCTATTTTTGAGGGTAACATTCTACATAAATGGTTTCTTCCCCTAGTCATAGGTATATTAAGTCTATAACCAGTAGACCTTCCACCCCTCTTATCATGATGTACAGCTTTATTTACCTTTATCCCAAGTACAAAAAACATATACTGCATTACATCAGAGGTTTGCTCTTGAGTAGTAAAGAAATTAGCCCCTTTATTCTCAGTATAATGACCATCCCAATACAAGCATTCTTCAACATAAGCATTAAAGTCTATATCATGTATATTATCCCATATAAGGTTTTTATCCTTAGTTGTATACTTGTACAGTAAATCTATTAGTTTATTACTATACACATAGACTACATAATGTCTATAGTTATCTCTATACGTTGCATTGTGGGGTAAATTAAGAGAATTAAGTATAGAGATACATCTATCAAACTTTCTCTTTTTCCTAAAAGTAAAAGTTACAGCATTATGAACTGTTTTGTTCTCTATAAAATGCCCATCAGATACACACATACATAAAAACCTAGTCTCATCTACACTTAATTTAGGTTTAAAATCTAAATATGCACCTTTAACCCAACTTAATTTAGAATCACCTAGTAATTTCAAGTCTTTGAACTCACCTACCTCAGACTTAGTTTTATTTCTAAGCAACCAGTATCTATGATTTAAAGTACACTTTATAGACACATTAGCATCACAATGCTCCATAACCTCCTGATTAGGTATACACTTAAATGCTAGAGGTTTAACAAAATCCATACTTAGTGTATCTCTATCTACTTGAGCCACAGGGGTTACACCATCATACTCACTAAAAGGTATAAATCCATTCATAGTAAGAATTTCAGTATCTCCACTAAAACAGGCCTTAGAGTTAGTTCTTAATCTCTTCTGCTCATCATGACTTAGCTCACTAGTATCACCAAAAAGGAGCTCTGTAGTCTTACTATGCAAGTCACTACCTGATTGATAAGCATGTTGCATATTTATGTCACCAGACAACCAACTAGCTACACGTAGTTCTAACTGGCTGAAGTCCACTTCACAATGCTTCCAACCGGGTCTAGCTTCAATAAGGTTTCTAACATAACTATCTTGTGGACATTGCTGACATGCCATGTTATCCTATAGGCTCTTTATCCTATAGTTCTTGTGGTTCAATTCCCACAAGTTCAGACTATCTCATATTGGTATTTAACCAATCCCTGCGCTCGTGTTACTCTGCTCCAGGCATTTCTTAGTCGTTACATCTTCCTAGTATCTCAACTAGGCTTGACACGGTGTTGGCATCTCAGCGTTCACCGTTTTCACAGGGTTTAACGAACCCCCAGCGTTTCTAAGGTTCGGGTTATTACAGGTTGTCCTTCCTGTCCTAGCTGTGATATTAAAACTAGGATATATTTTACCATCTACTTGAAGCTCTTCCCATGACTCAATAAAGGTAATCAATTTAGATATACGTTTATATTCAAGCAAGGTATCTACACAATCATTTCCCACATAGTTAGCAAGAGTATCTACACCAACAGAAGGTGCACCAGATTTTGTACGTTCAATTACTTCAAGTCCTTGACCATAACCAATAACCACAGGAAGATAATGCTTAACAATCTTGACTTTTCCATCAATACCATGTTCTTTCTTGTGAGCATTGGCTTCTTTACGTTCATTAAACTCAGCAATAACCTTACCCTTAACATCTACTACAGCATAAGTATTAGGTAATCTCTCACCTTGTTCATCATAAACTGGTTCATCTTTAGGTGCAAAGAGAATACTTGCTACTTGTGCATTAGAGTTCCAGTTAATATCCCCATAAGTCAATAGTTTCTCTGTGTAAGGTTTCAGGTCTTTTTGGAGTTTTTCAAGTACCTCATGTCTTCTAGGACTTATGGGAACTCCTCCTTTTTCAATTTCATAATAAGCTTTATAAGCTCTCATTTCATGCTTGAACACCTTAAGCAAGTCATAGCGTGCAATTTTCTTTTGGAAAATCTTCAATAGTTTCATTGGATACAGAACATCATCAAGACCATAAGCCTTGAATGCTTCTGTGATTTTACCTACCTTAGCTTCCTTCGCAATATCATACTTAACATGAAAATACTTCTCTGTTAAAGGTTTAAGACCAAGCTCTTCCTCTCCACACACATGAGCAAGCACAAGAGTGTCAATCCATAACTTAAGCTCTATACCTGTCTTAACATAAAGGAAAAGCAAGTCAAACTTCCCATTATGAGTTACTAACTTACACTCTTTGAGCTTTCTGAGAAGTGCTCTTTGCCTTTTAGTTCCTAGTTTAACCCAATCAAAGAACTTTCTTGTGTATACACCTGTTTCAATATGAGTATAACCAATCTGGATAGAGGTAATCTCATTTCTGTGTCTATCTAGTCCAGTAGTCTCAATATCCAAGCATACAGGTCTTGAGATGTCTATAGTATTAATCATTTACTCCACCCCAAACCTCTAACAAGACTCCCTACCGTTCCATTATAGAATCCTTTCATCTCTTGCCCACAGTATATCATCACAGAACCATATTGAGTTTTCATGAGCTTTGTGACTTTCTCTATTTTATCTAGTTCTATCACATCTCTGTAACTTAAACTCATATTCTTTCTTGGGTTTGTACCAAATGTCAATAATGCCATACTATACCCCCAATTCATATGCTCTTTGTAAATAGTTAAGAGCTTGATATTTACGTCTCATACGTCTAATATATTTATTTTCCTTACTAGGAGAGAATCTTAATGCTGTCTCAGGATAAGATTTACCTTCCCATTTAGCAAAGATATGACCTACATCATTTTTCCTATATTTATTTATAGTTACATGGTCTTTATTCACCATATACCATTCAAGATAATCTTTCTCAGACTCTTTCAAGAAGTCTAAATATCTCAAACAATATATAGGTGGTAATGAACCTCTTTTAAGATTCTTAAGCACTGCTGATGGGCTTACTATACCCTTCATAGTTTCTTCCACATATCCACATATAGATGTATTCCTTGCCTTTACTTCTTCATGAAATAACTTTATGAATACTTTAACCTCTCGAGGTACACTTTCATCATTTATCACAGATTCAACCCAAGGCAATCCTTTATAACAACTACTCATCTCCATCACCCCCTAACACAGAAAAGTCAGCTTCCTCTGCATCATAGGCACTTTCCCCCTTACGGGAAAAAACTCTACATCCCATGTTATCATCTACCACAAGGTCATATACATCACCTGACTTATGATTACGAAAATAAGTAGTCATTGTGCTAGAGTTATTTGACTTACGCTGTAGGAGAATCATAGACTCATACCAACCTTCAATAAAGGCAGAACCATACATATCTGAGGTTGTAATCTTAGCTCCACGTTCCAACTTTCTACTGTGGTGAATAAGCATCACAGCACAACCTGTATTCTTAGAAAGCCTTGTGAGCATCTCTAATCGTTCTACAATGTCTTGGTGTCTATTTATATCACCACTACCAAACAAGAGGTACATAGGGTCAATTATGAGTAATTTAACACCTAATTCTCTTATGTCATTCTCCAAGCGATAGACCTGTTCCATAGTGATATTATCATCCACAAAGTAGATAGGTGGAGGAGTTTCACAACCTGTCACAGCATAAATCTTATGTTGTTCCATAGACAAGTTATTCTCACCTTGGATAATCAACACAGCACCTTGTTTAACCTTACGTCCATCAAAAGGCTTACCAGTAGCCACAGCACAAGCAAGATTCAAAGCAAATGTAGACTTGAATGACTTAGAAGGTGCTCCAATTATACCCACAGAACCGTTCTCCCAGAAGTCTTCAATCAACCAGAAGTCAGTAGGGTCAAAAGGTTCAATCTCATCAACTCTGACAATATTAAACTTGTTCTTACGCTTTTTACCCTTCTTAGAAACAGTTTTGATAGACTTACCACCCTGTTCCTCAATACTCATCTTGCTAGTTAATTCTGTGATAAGTTCTACCTCTTCCTCAGATTCTTCTGCAAGTGATTCACTTTTGGCAAAGGCTCTATTTACCTCAGCATCTACAGTCTCTTCTGTGAACTTAGCTTTTCCATCTGGTGCATTTAAGAGTACAAATTTCACATCTTCCTTAGAAGCTCCATTCATAATCATCTTTTGCTCTAATTTCCAAGCCCAATCTGACCTATCCACAGCTAATTCATGAGTAAATTCCTTAAAGGCATTGTATTCTTCTAAAACAGCATCTAGGTCAAGATTAACATACTCAATTTCTTCATTTTCCACAACTGCTCTGGAAGTAATATCCACATCTTCAAGGTGTTTCATGAAGTCACGTTTACGATACACAGTTCCTTCACCTTGTAGACCACTTACTTTAAAGTCTGTAGCATACTTGTGATTCACTGTGCTAGGAATTCTGTATAAGTGTACAATATCCACACCACAAGGGTCAAATCCATATTTTTTGACAAGTTTTCTACACAGAATCTCATGCTCTTGTGGATTTACCTTATTATCTAATATCCATACACCTTGATACTTATTAGGGCTTGTTTCCCAAAAATAGCTAGGAGGTAAGTCTGTAGGGATAGGTGCTCCATCAATATCTTGTGCAATGATATAGGTATCCTGTGCATTATTCTTCTTACGCTCTTTGCCTCCTGTAGGAGTGAAAGATATGTATAGGTCATACTTGTCTCTTAGAGCTTTAACTTGTGTACCTATATGCTTCACAAAGTGCTTTGCTTGTTCAAAGTCACGACTGAATCTATCCTCAAACTCAGGGTCTTCCTTGATTTTACGTTCAAGGTAAAATTTCTTATTTACCCCAAAATTCACAAGGTCTTTCTCACCAAAGTTACGCTGTAATAATTCTACAAACTTATTCTTAGGCATAACCCTCTCCTTGAACAAAGTAACCATCTCTAGGGTCTGCATCTTCTGGAATCATAGCTCTAATATTGGCACGTTCATAAAAATTAAATACTTGCCACAAAGGCTCTAGTGACTTCTTCACAGTGATATAAGGGTCTAATACTTTTAGAATCTTGTTGACTACCTTACTTGACTTACTTCTCAAGTATCTCTTAGCCCACTTAAGAAGTGTGTTAAACTTTCCCACAGAACCTTTATTATCTTGTGCTTTATCCTCCACAGAAACAGCTTCTATAACTTCTTCTGGACTTACATCATCACCTAGATATTTCACAGAAAGGAAAAATTCTTTTTCATGTTTATTTTTAGGTGTAAGCTCTGTAATTAACCCTAAGTCTTTCAATAAGTTTAGATTATTAATATACGTACGATAGTTTACATTTCCCATAAGGTCAATGAGGTCATGTGATGTTGTATATAGTGTCATACTCTTACCTCTTTTGAAGTAAGCTGACCAGAAGATACCAAGAAGCTGTACAGCACGAATAGGCAATTTCCACTCTGTAAGCCAATGACTTTTCACAGAAATATAGTCTTCCACAGCATACTTGTTGAAAAATTCTGTATCAGTCACAAGAGTTCGTTTACAGTAAAAATCACCATTTGTATAGCTAAATCTTGTATCATCAAAACGCTTCACAAGACCTAACTTCTCAAGTCTAGTCACAGAATTGGAGATAGTCTGATGAGTACACCCAAAAATATCAACTAATTGTTGATTGGTGTAGTGAGAATAGACTTTATTCTCTCCTTCCTTTGCAAAAGCACACAAGAAGCTATACAAGAAAATATCTGTGAGATTCTTGAGTTCCTGTTGTTTGAACATTTCAAGATAAACCTTAAAATACATTGTTTACACCTCTGTTTCTAATTTATTGGTAATACTATTATACCACAAAGAAAAGTATAATGCAATACCTAAAAGTAGAAAATGGTTATTGTCCCAATAAAATGTTTGCAACTTGTTTTGCGAACATTTTTTTGATTTAAGAAGATAGTGAAAGAGTACCTATTTATGTAACTAATTGATGGTAATAACCTTATACCTAATATATATATTATAAAGTATTCTGGTTATTTCCACCAAAACAATACATAATTGATTATTTTAGTGTAATTTACTTGTGATATTTTCCTACATGTGCTATACTTATAAGTGAAATACATAAACACCTTAAAAGGGATAGCAAATTAGCTATCCCTCTTTTTGTGTTTAAATATGGTTGTATACTTTTCCTTCAAGAATGTACTTAAGTTGCCATAAGTTGTAGATTTCAGCACCTAGTGAGTAGGCTAGGTCTAGTGAATCAAGTAATGTTTCTTCTTCCCAACCTTCTTCAATGTATTTTTCAAAGGTATCTTCACAATTAATAAATTTTGATTTATTCATTTCCTTGAAGTAGGTTTCAGCACTAGCATATCCTCCCTTTTTACTCCACAAGCTAGGACGAATAGTTCCAAACTTAGGAGGGAAGTTAGTAGGACTAGTTTTCGGTTTAACTGGTGGAACGTGCTTAGCATTCCATTTCCATTTGCTTGTGTCTTGTGATTCTGCCCATTCAATGAACTTGATAAGCCCTTGTGTGTTATACTCATAAGCCTCTAGATTGATAAATTCATCTGTGTGGTGTTCATTCATATAACTTGCAGATACATTCACGATAGGCTTGTTTAAGTGTGGCCCTAATACAGTAACATCTGTGTAAGAACCTGTAGCCATTGTGTAAGTTTCCCTTAACTTATCAAAGATTTCTGGATGACTCTTAGGGTCAAAACTGTAGGTCACCATTTCATGCCATGATGATTCATGAACACCTCTGTCAATCTGGATAAGCATAGAAGCCTCTCTAAGCTCTTCTAATGCATTTTCATCCACTGCCTTATGAGAACCTACACAACCCACTTCCTCGTCTGTAGTGAAGAGAATATGAGGTCTGAGACCCATCTCAAGAATATCTAGGATAGTTTTAACTCCTACACGGTCATCAGCACCTAAACATTGGATGGTAGACTTACATTCTGGAGATAGTAAGATATATTTATCTGTAACTAGAATATCCTGAACTTCTGGAGTACGTTCTTTTTCTGTGCTCGTAGCTGTGCTAACATTTGAGTAAGTTTGGTAATAGCTTCCGTAGTTATAGGTCTTTCGCTTTGTGTTGATTGTATCTAGGTGAGCCACAAGACAAGGCTGATTCTTCTTAGGACTGATTGCCATAATCATATAGTCTGTGACCTTTAAATCTGTGTATCCATAGTCAAGTAGTACACTAGGTAGCCATGAAAACATTTCTGATTGAGTTTTTGTTAGTACGTCGATAAATGTGTAATTCATAGTGTGATTCTCCTTTAATTTTAGTAATTTGTGCTTAGTAGGTCTTTAAGTGCATTTAACACAAGGTGACCTGATTGTTTAGTCGCACTTTTGAGCACATAACCAGAATAGATTGTATGTGTGTATAGTAGACTACATCGTTCACTAGGAGTTAATTCATTATTGATAGTGTATGTTAGACTAAAATGAGTTTCTCTATAATCATCCATGTCATCATTATCAAATTTTGAAAATACTTCTGCTGTACCCCATTTTGCATAGTCATTTATTGCTTGGTTAGCCCAGAAATTGATATAGTTGTTATTCTTATCTCTGTAGTTATCACAACTAATATCCATGCCTGAGATTTTAGAAAAATCATCAATTTTACGGTTAAACACAATACAAAGTAGTGTAGTTGTAAATTCATAGCAGGCTTTAGCTCGTTTTCCTTCAAAGTCAGCATAAGTTCCTGCATGACCTAGTTCTCCACTAGAATCCTTGTAAAAATAGGTACGCATAGAAGGGCAAAGAGATACTTCTCCATTATTATTGATAATAGTTGAGTAACATTTGAGATAATTGAACCCAAAGTGTTTTAGTACAAGGTGAGTATCTGCTCCTGCTCCACTACACCAATTATTGCACGAACCATTAAAAGCCCATTTATCCACAAGTGCTGGAATTTCAAAATCTGCATAATCTACCCACAAATCACGAACTCTGAACAATTTATTATTCATAGTGGAGAAGTTACTATAATTCCAATCTTCCCACCAATTTTTGACTTCTCCAAAATGTTGGATTTCTTTGTCTGTGTAGCTAATTCCTGCTTTTTTGAGCTGTTTAGCTAACTTAGGTGCATTTTGTGATTCATCTAGCACAAGTCCAAAATAATCTTTGACCATACTTGCATAGGTGAACTTTTTAAGGTTAGGATTGTGCTCCAAAATAGCCTTGTCAAATTTTTTGCTAATATATTCCTGATATGGCTTAAGTGCCTTTTCAAACCCATCTTGTCTAGGAAATACCCCTTCTTTTTGCATATAGTAGCAAATAATTTTAGGGTACTTTTCAAGTGAGTTCTTTTTGATAAAGTCCTTTAGAGGCTCTTTAGTGACTTTCTTACCTGATTCATCACCTTTCAGATTCTCACGCATAATGAGCTTATCCAATAGCTTGACAAGATTATCCTTGTTATCCCCATACCATTTTTCTGGTCTTTTCATAAGGATTCTTTCAGGGTCAAGACTTACTAGGACTAGAGGGATAGGAGAGACAAAATACTCATCATTAAAGGTATACCCCATTTTATAAATGTCTTGATATTCACGGATTTTCTCCACAATATCCCAACCACGCAGAACCTCTGCAAAGTCTACAGCACCGTTTAAAGACTTAACACTAGTAGCAAAATCATCTGATTCATAGTTCCCATCTGTGATAGACTTAAACTGTTCCTGTGCTTCATTTAGTTTAGCTTCTAGTTCCTTGTTTGTTTTAGATTCTTCAACAAGTGACTCCCATTCTGCTGTGGTCAAAAGTGAGTCTCTAAACATTTCCTTAAGTTCTTTTTTAACTGATTTTAATTTCATTTTGGTTTTCTTCCTACAAAACACATAATTCCTTAACACCTATAAACTTACCATGTTTATAGAATTTTCTACCAGTGATATACACGTTTTCAATATATCCTAAATCCCTCAAACACTCTGCTGTTATCTTAGAGACTATGATTCCATCATAATTCCTTAATAATTCCTGCATTTTACGTTCTGTTATGTTTGAGGTATAGGATAACTTTGTCAGCTTGATTCCTTCAATTTTTCGCTTCCTTCTCAAGCTAACTTCTGCCCTTAAAGGCTCTTCTTTATCACAAGGAAATAGAGTTTTAATAATATTCCCTTGCTTATCCACAATGTCTATGTTATGTCCTGTTAAATTTGCTAACAATAACTTACCTCCTACACTATGAAACCTGATTTGTACATTATGTCTTCAAAAAGGATACTTTCTAAACAACTATTTATCTTGTTTCTTTTCTCTATTACATATCTTACAAAGATGTACTATACTCCGAACCCAATCTCCTTCTTTAAATTTACCCAACTATGCCTCTTTATACTACAAATTGCTTTTTATATACTATGTTATCGTATCTTAAAGTGTATTCCAAAATATTTTCTACTCTTATACCTTTTACTTCATATTTTATAAACTTATACTTTCTTCCATGTTCATCTTCTACATACATATCTTTATGTAGAATCTCATGTTTAGGTACTAACTCAAACAATTCCGTATACACTTCAAATAAACTTCCATCACCATCCAAACACCTAACATCAATAAACTCTTTGTTTAGTATATTCACAACTTCACAAGGTCGCTTATATGAAGTGATTTCATACTTATTAGTACTACATCTTATAATATCACCTATATTAAATACCATTATACACCTCCTAGAATTTTATCAATATAATAAAACTTTGTGTTATACCCTAAATCTAAAGCTTTTTGTAAATCCTTACCTAATTTAAAGGGAGGCTCTGATAGATTGTCATAACTATACATGACAAATATTTCAATCATGAAATTATCAAGAATTTCATTTGTGATTTGAGACTTTTTAGTGTCTTTCCAAAGATTTTTCAATGACTTTTTCTTATTATATACTACAATACTCATAATCTGTCCCACAATTCCTCTAAAAGGAATCCCTCAATTTTCCATGCTTATAATAAGAGTAAATTTTAAACATTTTTGTGATTGCATAATCAAAGTTAGAATCCTTATCATAAAATACAGCTTGAGCCTCTGCCTTGATATAAATATCCCCAAAAATCTCAATAGTATTATCATTAATTAGCAATCTTGTACCATTTTCTGCAATTAATTCCATTTTAATTCCTCCTTAGTCTATAATAAAGCGAAAATACCCCTAAAGCCCCTAGAAAGACATAGGAGGCTCTCTAGTGCGTTTTAAATAGTTCCTAGTATGATTATACCCCTATAGCTTAAAACCTTACTAGAGGCTTAATAATAGTCTCCTAAGCTATATTGATTCCACTCGTCAAAATCAACTTCATAGACAATGACCTCACCTTCGATTCTATCATATACAGCTAAACAGTATTTACCATATTTAATATATTTACTTAATACAGTATTGTGCTTAATTCTATATAAGTCAGTCCCTATTTGCTCTGTATAGTCTTCTAATTTTGGTTGTGTATTCTCTATATATATCATACCAATCCACAAGCCGATATATAAAATTACAAGGCTATATCCCAACAATTTCAGTACCTTAATTTCTGTACCTCCTAAAAATATGCTATACTCTTTTTGTTTAGGTTAAGAGATAGTAAAAGATTCCCAAATGTCTATTTCTAAACATCTAGTCATTTTCTAAGTGGTCATGTATACAGTCATGACAATAAAATTCATCATCAGAACCCCATGCACCATTCTCTGAAATAAAGATATTATAGCAGTCAGCACACTCAGAAGCCTCTTCACGATAAATCCATTCTTCATCATAATCTGAGTAAATATAGTCAATAGAAGCACAATCATCAGAACAGAAGATAGTTCCATCATTTGTTTTAAGAAAATCACCTCTAAAACTTACACATTCACAACAATAGTCACAAACTGTAATTTTATCGTAGTACTCATAATCTTCAATGTTAATACAATACACATAGTTTTCATTATCTGTATCTATGTATTCTCCTAAATTTTCACTATATACCAATCCAATTGATTCGTTAAAATCATTAATAACCCATTCATAAGGTTCAATAGGTTCAATTTCACCAGTTACATAATGACTATAGCTATCTGCTGACAGGTTTGACCAGTAACCAGAATCATTTGTCATATATACAATTTTATCTTCATACTTCACAAAGTCAGCTAATTTCTTACCATAAGCAACACAAAGAAGAATCTGAGAAGCAAGATAATATCCATGTCCATTATCACAATAGATGTCAGCAACACCAAGAACTCCATTGCGGTCTTGAACATAGTAAAATCTTGCTGAAGGGTCATCCCATGTATCATAAATATAACAGTATCTAGCTTCTTCTAGTGTATTTAATACAAAACTTGTAGCTTGTCCACATCCTCCTTGAGAATTACAAGAGCCATCAAAAGCCCAATCGTCAATTTCTTCATAGTTTGGTAAAATGTTAGTGAATTTAAATCTATAGCTTTCCTCTTTTTCACCATTAAAAACAGCATTTAGAAGCTCTTGAAAAGCTTGTAGCTCTTCATTTGTGTAATCTTTACCAGCTTTTGAAAGCTGTTTAGATAGTTTAGGTGCGTTTTCCCCTATGATAAATTCAATATCAAAATATTTCTCAACTAGGACTTTATATGAAAATTGTCCTTTAAAATCAACTTTTTCTATCTTTGTCATGGTTATATACCTATTTAACCTTTTCCTTTGATTTTATTTATTAATGAATGAACACAAGCGCTATATATTTTCAATCTTGATATACTTGTATTATAGAATGTCTGAATTTTACAATGTTTCAAGCTAGTTCAGAAAAGTTTTTCATGCTATAGATGAGGCTTTTAACTGAAAGCATAGTCTGATATGATTGTCTCACGTTTTCTATAGTTTAATTATAGCACAATTATATCATTTTGTAAAGAGTTTTTTATCATTATTTGATATATTTGTGATATATTTTCTATAAGTCTATTATACCATTTTTAAGGTAGATGTCAAGAGTTAAATGATATAAAATGATATAATTTAAGAAATATTTTTATGATTTTATAGTCTGGAATATTTAAGTAAAATATATGTCTTTATATTTTAGTATGATTTTTTAGAAATTGTATGGGTACAGTTTATATATGTATATAGGTAAGGTTATTATAGGGAAATTTATTGTTTTAGGAAGGTTGGTTTACTTATGTAAACTTTTTTGGATACCCTGTACAATTTTGTACACATTGTTCAATATTGTCTATTTATAGGTGTTTAGAATAATTGGACAATGTGTCTAAAATTGCTAGGTATTATACAATTATATTATAGGTATTATTGGTACAGATTGCATTTAAAAATAGGTAATGAACAAGGTCGATTAAAAAACAAGTATATATGGGTATGTCTAAAATTTGCCTATTCACCAACAAACTAATTGATTAAAAAACGTGTTAGTAACTCTACACTACCATACACCCATTCACCACTCAAGTATTTTACTTAAAAACATGTTACTAATAATAAAAGACCATAGGAATAATCCTATAGTCTCTTTAGGTGTATTTTCTGTTCTCTTAGATATTCTGTGGTAACATTACGCTTATGACTAGGCTTCTTGGCATAATACTCTACAGAGTTAAGGACTATTGTATATAGCATATCATAAGGGTCATATCCAACCTCTTGAGCTATTGTTTTTATATACTTAGTCATTTTAGGTGATGTGGTATTGAACATACCAATATAGGACTTATAGTAAATCCCCATAGACTCTAGCTTGTGAGATATAAGAACTCCATACTTCTTAAGCCTTACTGTGGTTCTCTGCTTGATATTGGTAATGTATATAGGCTCTTTACCACTTAGGCTCTGTATATAGTCTTTCAGCATATAGGAATAGGAATTATATACTTGTTTATACTCATCTCTGTGTTCATAGATATAATCACCTATCATCATACCACTAGGAATTGACTTACCTGTGATAAATGGATTTAGCTTTGTGTACCTACTATCTTTGGCTAACCACTCATAGAAACTCTGTGGAAGAGTCTCTGGTAAGAAAACTAAAGGTTCTCTTGTGTCATTGTATAAATTATACACTGTGGAATAGAACCAATTAGCAAACTCTTGGTCAGTTAGCACAGGAAGCAAATAGTCTATCAGGAGCTGTGACTTAATGTGTGGATTGATAAAGTTAAAGCTAAGGTCACACAGAATATCTTGACTAATATTTAGCTGTTCACAGAGAGCCTCTACACCTCCAAATTTCTTACACACAGCATAAAGTGGCTTTTCTCTGTAGGTAAGTTGGTGCACAGATACTTTATATCTTGATTTGATAAAGGCTTTTATTTGCCTCTTTAGGTCTTGGTCTACTTGTTCTCTTGGTTCAAATTTTAGCGCTAATAGGTACTCATCTTTTGTGGCAAATATAGTACCTCTTTTTTTCTTCTCTTGGTTAAAGTGCCATAAAATAATTGTGTCCATAAATCTACCTCACAGAAGATTATATCACACAGAGCTGATTAAGTCAAGGAGTATGGGTAAAAAATTTTCTATTATGTAACCTTTTGGTGGAAATAACCCTAGTCCTAATATACTATATACTTTATACTAGTATATATATTATATATAGCTAAGTATATCACAGTATATCAAGGAAATATATCACACAGAATGATATAAGGATATTAGAGTATGTAACAAATTGGTGGATATAACCAGAATACTTTATAATATATATACTCTATACTAATTATATTTATATTCACAGGAGACTATCTCACTAAGTTAAAGTCCATCAAAAAAATGTTCGCAAAACAAGTTGCAAACATTTTATGGGGACAATAACCTTTTTAGTATTGACATTATTTTCTCTGTGTGGTATAATTAATTCATGGTTAAAGTTTTGGCACTAGATTTGTCTACAAAGAGTTCTGGATACTGTGTGATAAAATCAGGTTCTGTTGTGGATTTTGGCACAATTAAGTCAAATGACAAAGACTTTTTGGTGAGAGGTCAGTATATGGCAGAGTTTATTAGACTCCTGTGTGAAAAGTATGGGAAGTTTGATAAAGTCATAATTGAGGAATTGAAAGTTATCTCAAACCAGAAAACTCTTGTGATGCTAGGTATTGTTCAGGGTATGGTTATCAGAGAGGTAAAAGACTCTGAGATTGTATTTGTTACTCCATCGAGTTGGAGAAAACAATTTCACCTGAATGGTAAAAGAGCAGAGGCAAAGAAGAAAGCTATAGACCTCTGTGTTGTCAAAGGATATTCTGTGAAGAATGATGATGAAGCAGAAGCTATACTAATTGGACTTGGTTCATTTGACAAAGTATAATTTCTGTGATATAATCATTGTGTGCATTATAGTTCCGCTATAAGAATCGCCTCCTTTGAAATTTTTCCTATGGGGTTGGTTAGCTCCATAGGTTTTTGTCCTCATAGCCAAGCTGGTAAGGCTATCCAAACACAAAAATAAAGGACTTAATCAAATAATAGAGTATAGAGGTCAGTTGCAGTGTATCACTATAATGAAAATTATGTTGTAAACGAGTATGGTGAGTTATTCAGTGTATTTGGTAATAGACTTAAGAAACTTAAGCCTTATATCAATACAAGGGGTTATGCCATGTATAGACTTAGAGTTAACGGTAAGACTATTCATAGGTCAGCTCATTTTCTAAGCTATTGGGTAAATATAGGTCACTTTGATAAGTCTGATGGGCTACAAATTGACCATATTGATGGTAATAAACGGAATAATCATTATCTGAATCTCAGAAGGGTTACACCTAAAGATAATCAGAATAACATAAATACAGCTGGTGAACTGACAAAATGGTCTAGGTCTAACTACAGAATCACTGACAATGATATGCTTCCTAGTAAGTACGTCAAAGGTGAAGAGTATGTTCCAAAAGAGTCTACTTTGTGGACTAACAAGAGGAATAAATGTACTATCTGTGGTGTTTTAACTAGTGGTAATCTATGTCTTAAATGTTTTAAACCTGAAAAGTCAAAGAATATACCTACTAGGGAAGACCTTATCAAAGACCTATTATCTAAAGAATCTCTTGTAAAGTTAGCTTCTAAGTATGGTATTAGTGATAATGCCTATAGGAAGTGGTTAGCTAAAAGAGGTTTACCTATTAAGAGTAAAGAGATTAAGTCATTCATATTGAGCGTATAGCCAAGTGGTCTAAGGTCGCAAGCTGCAACCTTGCTATCGGGGGTTCGAATCCCTCTACGCTCTTATGTGTTTGGATAATTCGTTGGTTCAAATCCGACTGGGGACTTTGGTTGATAGGTATCACATTTCTGTGAATACTAAATGGTGGTTATACCCACCATATGCACCCTTGGTGTAACTGGATAACACATAGGATTTCTACTCCTATACTCCGAGTTCAAGTCTTGGAGGGTGTATTTGATTTATTGGAAAGGTAAAGATAATGGCTACAAAATCTAAACTATATTCAGAGACTATGAGAGAATTGAGTTTGCTTGATGAAAAGTCACTCACTCTTTACCAAATGCGTTGGGGTCTTATTGATGTTGATGAGACACTGCTTAGTGAAGTAGGATTTGAAGTGTATTCACAAATTCCTCCTTGTACTCCTGTGGCTAGAAATGCTATGTTGCAGATTATGGCTTCGTTTGAGGATAGCTATGAGCGTAAAGAATGGGCTGACCGTATTGAAGGTAAGGCTACTCAGACTACTGTGAATGTGAATCACGATACCAAAGATGGTATTGATGAGCTTAAGAACTACACTAAAGCTAAGCTAGATGAACTTTTTGGAGAGAAATAATGGCATCACATAGCCCTAGAGAGGATTTGTTTGAAAAGCACTATGCTGAGATAACAGAGCTACTTGAGGGCTTTGTAATCTCTGTGGTTAATATGGGTGATTATGAAAGTGCTGAGAATGCTTTGATTGGCTATCTTGTGGATATGTACTCTGAGGTGTTCCTTGGTGAAATTGACTATATCTTGGATGCTTTAGGTGTTGACCTAATGCCAGAAGAGGTTATTGAGCTTAGAAATGGTGTTAATACCTCAGCTTTTGCAAGAAGCAACTTTGGTAGGCTTAAGGAGATACTTGAAGCTCATGCACAAGACCTAAGAGCAAAAGTTATTGATTCTGTGGATACTGTGAAGCTAGAAGATATTATTAAGGACTTCAGGAGTAATCTTGAAAGGCTTGCCTTAAGTGAAATTCAAATGGGTATTGAGAAAGCCTCTGTAGAGAGTGCTAAGCTATTTGAAATCATCACAGAGAATAGTATTTTAAAGACTTGGAACTGTGTAGGGGATTCACACACATGCCCTATATGTCTAGCTATGAATGGTACAACAATTCCAGTAACGGAGAGTTTCTCCAATGTAGCACCTTCTGTTGGAATTGAGGAAGACTTTAGTTACACTGGAGGAGATATTGTTTATGCACATCCAAGATGCAGATGTTGGGTTACTTACTCAAAAGCGTAAGGTATTATCAAACAAAGAAAAGCTATCAATTCTACTAGACCAAGTAACTCCTCAAGATGAGCTTAGAGATGCTGTTAAGGGTAAGATACCTAAGCACTTTAAGCGTAACACTATCAGAGAAAGAGAAGGTTTTGAGAAAGAGCTAGAATATTACAAGCTAGGGTTCACTACAGCCCTATCAGAGTTCAATATAGAGCTATGGTGGTCACAAGCAGTACAATTTGGAGCTTTTCTTAGTGGCAAGTATAAAACAGGTTACTGTGTAGCAACTCCTCGTTATGGTAAATCTTTCCTCTGTGGTATTATGTCTAATCACTTTGCCTATGATGGTGATAATTGCTATGCTGTAGGTTCTACACAAGAGTATTCTGGTATTATCATTCAACATGCAAGAGAGATTCTTGTAAACTCTCACCCTGATGTAAAGGCTATGCTATCCTTTGATGAGAAGGATGTAACCGCTGTGGATAAACGTTTGAAGAGAGGTTTGTCATCATTCTCTAGCGAGGGGTTCTCATTTAGGAATGGTGGTAAGCTAGAGGGATTGTCAGCAGGTTCTAACTTTACAGACCCATCTAAAATACATGTCATTGGTAGAGGTGGTAATATGTTTGGTGATGAAGCATCAGATATTTCCCCTATTGCTCTTGGTCACATGGGTCGTAGAGAGTTTGAATCAGATGATGGTCGTAAACTCATTATGTATCTAATCTCTAACCCACGTTCTTTGAATAACTTCTATGACTTTATGACAAATGAAGACCTAGCAGATGATGAATTTGTTATGTGGTTGGATGTTGTTACAGCTATGGAAGAAGGTAGTATCAAGTATACTAAAGAACAGCTTATGAGGTCACAGTTCACTATCACAGAGGACTCAATTAGAGAAAATCTATTGTGTGAATTTCCTACAGAGCGTTCATCATTCTTTGATTCATCCCCTGATATTTCAGATAGCTTTGACCATGTAGGTAAACAACTAGATTACTTTATTGGTGTGGATAGTGCTTATAAGGGTTCAGATAGCATTCAAGTTACTGTATCTGTTGTTGATGAGAAGAATCATTTTACTGTGATAGATTCACAGGATATTAAGCCTGCTGAGTGGATTGATGGTATAACTGCTATTGAGGTGGTTAATAAGATTGTCACAATAGCTAATAGGCTTAATGCTAAAGCTATAGGAATTGACTCTGGGGGTGGAGCACATATTGTACAGCCTTTGAAGATGAGAAGGTTAAGTGGGCAACTAAAATGTCCTGTGTATGATATAAACTTTGGCGGTAAGCCTACAGAGATTAAAGTAATAGCTAAAGACCCAAGTGCTGAATATGCTTCTAATAGACGTGCTGAAATGCACTTAATGTTAAGGGGTATGATGGAAGCTCAAAGGGTAACATTTGTAAGAAAAGTATGGGATGCAATAAGTCGCCAAATGTCCTTTGTTTCTGAGGTGCAGAGACCAGAGGAAAGACTTGTTAAGATTCGTCCTAAATCTGAAATCAAGAAATTGCTAAAACACTCACCAGATGAACTAGATAGTGTACTTCTATCACTTCATGTGGCTGAATTATTCTACCTTGGAGGTTCTTAATGAGCTGTGGAAAATGTCATAAAGATGACTGTGGTGGCTCTTGTGCTATGGATAGGTACTTTAATGCTGAATACAAGGACAGGTTAGTTTTCCAAAGTTCAGGGTTTAGAGGAACACCAATCAATGAGACGCTAGAGGATGTTGAGAGGTTAGCTCTTGACTTACCTGATGTTGATTATATCTTAGATAACATTGTGAACTACATGTTCACTAATAACCTTACTACAGATAACTTTAAAAAAGATGATTCTCTAAGAAGCTATCTGTATAGTCACAATTTTAATGGTCAACGCAACTATGATGTGTTAAAGCAAGTAGCTAAAGGTTATAGAAAGTATGGTTATTATGGTCTTCTTAATACAGGTGAAGGTCTTGTAGGAGTGCATCCAAAAGATATTCTAGCTTGTGTTATTGATTACCCTAAGATGCCTGTAATTAGACAGACATTGACCTACTTAATCAAGAACAATAATATATACCAAACACCTTATGACCGTAAAACAGGTAATCCAAGGGTAGCTAGTGACTACTCAGAGGATGACATTCAAAAAATTTTCAAGAATCCTAAAGATTATGAGAATGAGGTAATGGTTGTTACAGAGGAACAGTTCGCTTGTGTAAGGCTAGATACCTCTCAAGTATTCTGTGCATCTCCTTTGCTTAAAGACCGTAAACGTGTAGAGCTTATCTTGAACATACTTAACCGTATGAACTATGATATTTCACGGAATGGTATTGGTACTATTGCCCTACAAGCTAAGGATACCCTTGAAGAGCAAATTGAGGAAAGTGTAGAGCAAGGAACAGCCTTTAGTGGTGGTGAGTTGCTTGATATGGGAAGAACAGCTAAGGAAGAGCGTACTAAGAAGATTATTGAGGATATGAATGCCTTTGCTGAGAAACTCTCTGAAACAGAGTTTAATGATGCTATTGTGTATTCAGGTAACTTCCAAAATCTTGAGCAATTAGAGCGTGATACAAAGGCTACAGACTTCCTAGATTTCTTGTCTCAATATGTTCCTGCTATAGTATGTCAAATGTTTGGTGTACCTGCAAGACTGTTTGACCTTAATAAGACTGTATCAAATATTGGTACATATAGTATCATTGATAATGCAATGAAGAATACTATTATACCAATGCGTGACCATTTCTTAGGTCAGATTGTCCTACTATTGCAGAATGCTACTGGTTTATCAGAACACATTAAGTTTGATAGCTATGAGTTCACTAATAGTTATAACTACAAAAATGATACTTATATCCTTGATGTGTATGAAAGACTTAAGAACATTGATGATAATATGGCAGAAGCCTACTTGAAGAAAAATTTAATTGTATAGGAGATATAATGAGCACAAAGATTCTTACCATTGATGAGCTGGCTAAATTACAAGAAAGCCATCAAGAAGCAGTCCAATCAGATGCACCTGTGGCTATTCAGACACAAACACACTCTGTGCTAAATGGGGATAGCACAAAGGTAGGAAGTATTTCCCCTAAAGACTATGTATTGACACTGTGGTTGCCAATTATTGGTAAAGCTCCAGAGGGTGCTGAAATTGTACAAGATGGTAAAGCCTATGTACAGCAAATTACAGCAAAAGAGAAGTACATCACTCCTCGAATTGCTCGTAAGGTTCGTAATTATGCCTCTGTGATTTCTATTGCCTTTACTGAGTTTAAAGAAGATGGAAGTACAGAAGTATACACACCAGAGGATTTGTTTAAGCTCTATGAATTGTTTGATGATGATGTCATTGATGCTTGTGAGAAAATGGTAGTAGAGGTTCTAGGGATGCCTTCACACTTAGCTGAGTACATTACTGATATGTCCTTGATTAATGCTTGTGGAGATATACTAAGAAATAATCCTTCATTTTTTCAAATTGATTAGTTATCTAGTTAGGTATAATTGGGCAGTTATTCAGGGTAAGATTAAGCCTAAGGATGAGTACAAAGGATTAGCTTATGAGGATGCTGTAATTATACAACTAGATGATGTAGAAGAAATGACATTAACTCTGTGTAAGGAGTATGGTATGCAGTATGAGTACATTATGGATAAAATGTATTATCCTGATGTTACTGTACTATATGCAAGGCTAATGAATGAGAAAGCATTCAGTTCTTACAACGATTACCTAAATATGGATGCTGAAACCCAAGGTAAGTATGTAACTGATTATGGTAAGCCTTCTCCTTATGTTTATGAGATACTATCTGTAGAGAAACAGAAAGCTAACCTAGAAGAAAGCAAAGATGGTCTTAGAGCTATGTACCGTAGTGGAGGAAAACTAAATGACTAATATTATCAATGATGTGTTGGGATTCTTGGATGAGAAGAGAAGCAAGATTACACCTGAATATGTACGTTCGGGAAAACCTGTATACACATTGAGAAAATATGCTGAGGTTACTGACCTTGATGCAGAGGTACTTATCAATGGTGGTACAATGAATGTAGCGCAAAAAGTACCTACTTTTGGTGCAAGTGGTAATATGCTTAGAACACCACGTACATCATATGCTGTGAATGTGGATGTAGCTTTTGACAATCGTGTTAAGGTTTCAACACAAACATTGGATAATGGTGATGAGGAAAAAGTATATACCTTTGTAGTAGACCAACGTGCATTGATGGAACAATCTTCTGGACACATTTATGCTAATTATGTAGTGGGCTATGTAGTTGGTAAAGGTGCAAAAAATAAACCAGAGGTTCGTGGGATTGTACACGTTAAAGAGGATGAGTTCCTAAATGACTTTGATACAACTTTTGATACTTCTGCTATGGAAGAAATTATGGAGTTGATTAATAAGTATCGTTTGGAAAATGGTACTGCAAAAGTTATTGAAAAGATTACATTCTAACTTTTTGACATGAGAGTTGATAAACTCTCTTTTTTTGTTATACTAAATATAGAACATTCAATGAAAGGAGTACCTACATGGCTACAATTAAAGTTCCAGTAATGAATCTTACTGTTACAGTCGGTGGAGAAGCTAAAACATTTACTTCACCTCTAGCTGAAACAATTTTGGCACAAGTACGTAAAGTAGTTGTTGGTCAAGAACAGGTTCAATACTTTGACGTGGCTGAGAAGAAATTCAAGTCATTTACTTACTGCTGTGGCGATAAGTATGAGTTTAATTATACTACTAAGGAAGTAACCCTCAAGGATACTGAATTGGATTGCTATGGCTTCCCTATCACATACGCTGGAGATAAATAATGGAAGTTAAAGAGACTGGAAAAACTTACGCAGAACACCTTAGAGAAGTCCGTGCTAAGCAATTTGGATATGAAGTAGAAGAAGTATCTAAAATTACTGAGGGCACTGATGTCAAGGTAACAGAAGATGAGTAAGTTTAGAGTATCTCGCTTTCTCCAACGTGACCTAGTAGTTCGTGTAAACTTCCTAACAGATGGAGGTATTATTCAGAATAAGCGTAAGTTTTTTGAATTTTACCCTGACAATAACCAAGAGAGCGAAGGTTGGTATGAAACTGCTGACCAAGTTCTCCTTGGTAGTCTTAAGGAAGCTACAGAGGAATTACCTTTCACACCAGAAGCAGAAGCAGGTCTTAAGAGAGACAATGTTAAGTATGAGTATTCATACTGTGCCTCTTGTGGTGGTAAGAAGGTGAGAAAACTAAAATATAATTTGTTTGAGGTTGTTGAATAATGCCTATTAAGACACAGATTGCAGAGAGAATTATGGATGAAATCCATAACTATATGGAGAGAAAAGATAGTTTAGACTCTGTGATGAATCTAACTAAGTCTAGTAAAGAGGCTGAAAGATTGTCTGTGAAAAGAATAGACAACAATGATGGGTATATGACTCTCCTTTCAGAAGGTTCTATACTATATCAAGACAACACCATAAGACTATACATCTGTAAGGGTACACTCAAGAAGTGGTATGACAGTATTGATGGTACTTTTGAGGGATATGTATCTACAGGTCATAGAGACCTTAATGCCTATCCTGTGAGAGAAGGTTATTTTAAGAAGTCAGACCTTAAACTTGTAAAAGATGAATCTGGAAGATATGACTTACTAGTTAAACCTCATGTGAATTTAGAACTAAGTAATGTCAAAGACCTTATTCTACAAGATGAACCTTTTGCTATTTCATCAGAGTTCATGTGGTATGATAAAGATTTTACAGATGATGACATTGAGGAATATGCTAAACTTGTGGTATACAATGTTGAGCAGGGTGGAAGTGTTGATGTGCCTATCACAGACAACATTGAACTAATGGGATTCTCTTTTGTGGGAAATCCCGGAAATGCTAAAAGTGGTGGGTATGAGCCTTCACTACTTAAACGAAATGAGGAAGAACACTTGAATAGAAAAGAAATGCTAGATAAAGTGCTTGCTCACCTTTCAGCAGGAACACAAGAAGCTACTTCAGAGGAAGTTACAACAGAAGAAGTAACTCAAGAGGAAGTAGTAGATACTGTTGAAGAAGTTGTTGAAGAAGCAGCTACAGAGGAAGCTACAGAAGAAGTAGTTGAGACTAAGGGTGAACCTACAGCGCTAGAAAAGGCTATTGAAGCTATTGAACAGCTTACTACAGAGAAAGAAAGTCTTATCAAGGAAAGAGATGAGTTGAAAGCTAAACTTGCTGAGAAAGAAGCAGGAGAATCTGAATTGGATGAGCAACTTGTTAAGCTATCCCAAATTCTTGAAAAAGCGAACCCTACTGTAGAAAAAGCTACTAAAACAGAAGAAAAACCAATGAACCGTTTTGGACGAGTTCGTTTTGGAGGACAATAAATTGAGTACAACAAATTTTGATATTTTGTTAGGCGAAGCTATTGATACTCTCCATGAGCAAACTGTTGCTCAGTTGGGTAAAACAGAGAACTTGTCTAACACAGATGGTAAACTTCCTTTTGGAATCTCTCGTGACTGGTCAAAAGCTGTACCTTCTCTTCGTGAAGTTGGTATGGGCGATGAGCTTGTAAATGATATTCTTAAACGCTTTGAGCAATCTAGCTTTGGTGCTTTGAGACAAGCTAAGAATGGTGACTGGATTATGGAAGGTCTTACTTGGGGAACTAAAGCTCCAGACTTCTCTAAAGATAATTCAGATTCATGCTGTTTCACTGAGAAATTTACTATGCAAGCTACTGGTGATGCTACTCCTGTACGTTACCTCTGCTTCAAGGACTGTGAAAACCGTCTTGACCGTTTGATGAAAGATAAGATGCACTTCAAACAAGGAGACCTTATCAACATCTTCCAACGTTTGGGTATGTCTTATGAAGAAGCTGAGCAATTCATGGCTTGGTACACATTTGCCTTCATTGTGCAACGTCACATTGTTCAAGGTATGCTTAACTTCAAGGGTCAAGGTCTCCGTCCGTTTGCTGGTGTGGCTGAAATGATGTCTCATCCGGGTGTAACACCTATTGATGCTTCTGGTTCAGTTATTGGTGCTTTCCGTCAAGTTGCTTGCTACCTTGATGTATTGGATAACCAATCAGCACGCTATAAGATTTATGTTCACCCTCTTACACTTCGTGGAATCAAAGCTGAAATTGTTCCCGGTAAAGATGGTAAACTTCCTCAAGGATGGTCTGTTAATGGTGAAACAATCACCTTCAAAGGTATTTCATTTGGAGTATCTTACCACTTGCCTTATGACCTTGAGCAAACAATGACTGGTGAAGCCTATGTGATTGACTTGTCTCGTGTAGAAGCATTGACTCAGTATGACTTGTTTGTACCACAATCTTCTATTCACACAGTTCGTACAGAAGGTACTGAATACCAAGTTGGTCAAGGATGTGAAACAATTTGTGACAAGTATGAGAACTTCGGTTTGGTACACACTAACTCACATATCTCTCACCTTCTTGTGGCAAACATTCCTCTTGAACAAACTTGCCCTGCTGTGGTATTTGAACGTATCCAAGGTCTTCTTACAGGTCTTAACCCATTCCCAATGGCTACAATCCCTGCTAAATAAGGAGATAAGTTATGCAACCAGCTCTTGAGCTAATTAAGATTACTCAAAATCTTCAAGAACGTTGTGGTTGTTTTGACTGTGATGATGGTGCAACTATGCAAAGGTACATGGAGAGCTTTCTCCGTGTCCTTGCTAGATTGCTCTGTTGGACTGATGGTGAATGTTCGACAATACTAAGAGCCTTAAGACATGAAGTAATTCCACTCACGAGTTTTCACCTCTGTGGGTGTGATGCTATGGTGGAGGTTAAGCCTTACTATTGGAAAGGTTTTGACCCCACTACACTTAAGGTGTATATGCACAAGAGAAAAGGTCTTGAGCGTGAAGAGTATGAGCTAGGTACAGATAAATGGAATTGGTCTTTTGTAGATGGTACAATCCTTGTGAATGTAACTGATGAGCTAAGTCCTTGCTGTAAATGCTGTGACCCTTGTTCGTGTGAAGCTGAGTATAAACTTGTGCTTGACTATGAAGCTGGTTATACCTCTGAAACTCTACCTGATTGTGTGTATGATGCAATGTGTCACTTCCTAAATATCTTTATTGCCTATCAGAATGACTGTGGTACTTTAGATGAGTGTGCTAATATGGATAGATTGGCTGTAGGGGCTGTTCTCAAGCAGAAATCAGTAGACTATATTGTACGAGAATGGACAGTAGACCAAACAAGTATTGATAGGTATTATGTGAAGCTCATAAATACATGGGCATTACAAACCTTAAGTTCACTATCACTGTGTAAGAGGGTTTACACAGATAATATGTATTTGACCATTGGAAGAAGGAAAGAATGTTAGTAAGATATAATGGTGAATATGCTAGAGAGTCACGCTCTTATGGCTGTTCAAAGTGTGGTACTGGACGTTCAATCAATGGTGTGGAGACTTATAAGACTGTGTATCGTACTTATTATAGTGGTCGTCTTTATATCTTTGAAAAAGACAAAGTATATCCAGTAGACGATATTCTAGGTAAGTATTTGAAGAACCTAAAATACACAGACAAAGATGGAAATATTCGCAACCAATTTGAGGAAGTTCCAGATAACATGGAGAGTACATATACCAATACGGACAATGAGATGACCCTATAAGGAGGTTATCATGGCTCTCCCTTGGAATAATAAGGAAATCCTTGTGTTAAGACAAGGTACTGCTACTCCCACTTATGATGAGAATAGTAGGCAAGTAATGAAATGTTTGTGGGAAGAGGTTGAGCATCTTAAGTGTGTAGACCATATGCCTACATCAAGAGGTGCTGATAGTGATGCTACTACTACTCATGGACTGGAAGGTTCAAGACAGTTAGAGACATTCTACTTCTCTTTACACAATCAATCACATTCTTGTGATTTAGACATTAGGCATGGTTATTATATTCTACAAAGGATAAATACAAGGTGCAATAGGTTTAGCTGTCCTGAGGATTCAGGATACCTATTCTGGAAAGTTGTAGCTTGTAGAACTTATGAAATACTTCCCGGATGTTGGGATATTAAGATGACAGGAGAGAGACTTATTCCTCGTGAGAGTGAGCAACTTATTCTTGAATGTTCACCTTATATCAAACAGTTACAGGGGGTGATTACTCGTGACCACAACTGATATTCATAACTGGAAGGGCATTGAGTTTTCTAAGGAGTTTGTAGACTTCACTATTACAGGTATGCTAGAAGCCAAAGCCACTGGTTCTGTTCAAACAGGACGAATGTTTAGGTCTATCAAGATGAAGAGGATAGCAGATGGTTTCTCTGTGTACAGTGATAGAAGTGATTTTCCTCCTACAGCAAGAGGTAAGGATAGATACTATACAAGAGTTTATCATGATAAGGGTTATCCAAGATACCCTGCTTTCCCATTCATATTCATAGCATTTGATACTGTAGGGGAAATAGACCAGCTTGTAGACTCAACAAGTGGATTCTTTGGCACATATAAGGCTATAAGACCATCTGGAAGAAGAGGAGCAGGTGTAGCTAGATATAACTCAAGTGATACAGCTAGTGGTAGAGAATACCTTTCTGTACAAGGTAGAAAGAACACAGTTAAAATACCAAGGAGAATAGCCAAATGATTAGTGCTGTGTATATAAACATTAAGAAATGGCTTCAAATGTATGGTTATGGTGTTCTTGATTATCTTATCCAACCTGACCATGTAGATGAGCTAGACCCTAGAAAAAGATACAATAACTTTGATGAGCAGTTTAATAAGCATGTAGGAACATCAGAGCATTTTCAGTTAAATCAAGGTGTAGAGTTCCCATTCTTAGCTATTGATATTACCTGTGATAATAGCTCAAAATGCTTCCCTAAAATGTTTATTAACTTTTCTGTGTATTACTCTCCTGTGACCCCACCAACAGGTCGTGTGTGTATTGAGAATACTCCAGAGGGTAAGCTAGAATACAGAGAAGAGGTACACTGCCAGATTAAGAATATGTTGGTACACCAAGTTAAAACACCGAGGGGCATACAAAGAAAGACCTTTGCTCAGGATGTGGCTTCATTAGATAAATGGTATCTACCTATCAGTGTGAAAGTGCTAGATATAGGATGCCCAGAGGATTTCTCTAATGAGCTTATAGATGAGGTAGAAATGTTTTCTTTCCCTGTGACTCTCTCAATATTTACGTGTAAGTAAAGGAGAAAATAATGGCATTTGAACAACCATTAAACCTTAATGAGTTCTTCATGTCTCGTAATGAGATTGCTAATCGTCATGGGGGTAGACTTGAAATGCAAGCTATGTCTCGTGTACGTGAGCATATGGTGGAGGAAGACTCAAAAAAGCCTCAACAAGGTAGAGGTCAAGATGCTCCAGTAGCACAAACCCCTGCCGTTGTTAAGCAAGAACAAAATGGAAACCAAGACAAAAAGGAGAAATAAATGTCTAACTGTTTCGTAGATATGTCACATCCTATGTATGGTTACAACACACAAGATAAAGACTCAAAAATCATTGTGTCTATCACAGAAGAAATTCGCCCTTGTGTTCGTTGGAAAACTAACAAACAGCTACAGATTCCATCAGGAACTCTTGTACAGTATGTTCGTAAGGATGTGCCAGAAGACCAAATTAACTGTAACCCTATTAAGTGTTTGAACACTGGTACTCTCTATGTAAACCCTGCTGAGAAGAAAGCCTCTGTGAAGTTCCAAGTTAGAGCTGATGCAGATGACTTTGCACTAGGTTTCAACATGATTTATATCAATGTTCCTAAAGCAGGTAAGTATGAGTTTAAAGCTATTGTGTCAGATTTCCCTGATACAGCACAAACTAACTCTTATGTGTACACTTATACCTTTACTGCATCTACTCCGGGATTCATCCTTCGTACAGTAGACTTTGCAGATTCAAAAGTAATGACACAAACAGGTACTGGTTGGAAACCTTCTGACCATGGTATTGTGGTTACTTATGAAGTTACATATAAGGGAGAAGATGAGCTTACAGGTCATATTGGATTCTCAAGTCCATCTATTGTGAATGACCGTTCAGAGTTGCGTAAATTCTCTAATGTATTGCTCTCATGTTTGACATCATTTACCCACAATGTCTCTGTACCTGCTACAGATGCTCGTTGCTTTGGTAGACAGTATGATAAGTCTCAAATTGAGATTACAAAAGAGATTACAGCAACTACTACATCATGTAATGACTACTGGTTGAACCCACTTCAATCAATGTCTAAACGTATGACAAGTGGTATTCCTGTGACAGATAGCTTTGTGATTCAAGAAGTTACTATTGAAGGTAAGAAGTATGGTTCACTTGTGATTCCAGACCTTTACTATGAAGACTGTAACACTATCACAATCTCATCTGACCGTTGTTCTTGCACATATATGTCTAACCTACCTGTATCACCGGGTGTTGAGTTGGAAGATGATGAGTTCATTGCTCTTACTCAAGGTTATCATGGTTATGACAGAGGTACAGTTCTTGTTAATCCAATGTATATTGGTGAAAAGATGCTTGTTACCTACAATGGTGAGCGTGATGTTGAGTTGATTGTTGCTAATGACAAACGACTTCGCAATACACACTTCCGTGTAACACAAATGGTTGAAAACACTCGTGGTGTTAAGGAATACTATGTATTCAACAATGTACTTATCACTGAAAATTCTCGTGAGTTCAGTACGGAGGGAGAAATTACTCTATCACTTTCATTCACAGTTTCTCGTGATGAAAATGGTAACTTCTATGAAATCCGTAGAAACATTGAGGATGTAGCTTAACCATAGGAGAAAAGTATGGCAGTAAGAACCATTAAGGTTGATATTACAGGTTTAAAGGAAATTGAAAAAGCCCAAAAGTCTGTGTCAGCTCTAAGGGATTCTGTGTTAGACTTTGAGAAGAAACTAAGAAAGATGGGCGGGAAGAATACTTCCTCGCTCTCTTTTAATGTAAACCTCATTATAAACACAGATAAAGCCCTAAAAGATTATTTAGCCCTTAAGAAACAGATTGAAAGTATGCCTATTAGAGTAGGCTCAACAAAGGGTGATGTATCTTCTTCTCAAGGAAGTTCAAATACTAGTTCCTCATCTAGACCTACCTTTGATTCTAGTTATATTAAAGTCAAAGACCAAGACTATCAATCATGGAGAAACCTACATAAAGCTGTGGATGATGTTACTCGTTCTGCTGTAGGTCTTTCTAGTCAAATGGTTAAACTTGGTGCTATAGCTCCTGCAAAGGGTTTGCTGTCTGTGTTTAATAGCTTAAATAGCACTATCTTAGATATGCAGAAAAACCTTATGGGCTTAGTTGGTAATGGTATTAAAGGAGCACTAGGTAGTCTTGTTTCTGGTGGTGTTAATGGTATCAGAAATAGTATAGGGCAACTTAAGAATGAATCCAATGACCTTGGGGATGCTATGCAGGTATATCGTATCAACATGCAGGCTCTAGGGTTTGATGAGAAGACTACTAATAAGTCTATCAAGAGACTTGGTGATTATGGTAAGTCTACTGTGTTTGATGCTACAGACTTGCTAGAGCAGGCATCTACTTATACTGCTTATGGTCGTAAGGATGCAGAGCAGATTGTAAAAGGTTATGCAGGTCTTCTAGCACAGACTAAAAACCCTATTGAGGGGATGAAGACTGTAACAGAACAAACATCTCAGATGCTTGCCGCAGGTGTTCTAAACCAACAAGACTACAAGTTCATTCGTCAACGTTTGTCTGCTCTAGGGGCTTCTAAACTGAATGCTGAGCTACAAAAACTAGCTGAGTCTAAAGGGGAAGATTCTATTATTTCTGCTACTAGGAAGAGACTTATCTCAGCAGATGAATACCTTGATATAGTCAACAGATTGGGTAATGATGACACGTTCCAAAGTTTGGTAAACTCTATTATTACACCAAGACAAGCGATTGCTAACTTGAAAGAAACTTTGTCAAACCTCCTTGTATTTGATGATATTGATGAAGATGGTAATGCTAAACCCGGAGCATTGAACCGTGTGTATGTAGCTACTAGAGACTTTATCAAGGGTATAGCAGATATTGTAGGTACAGATAAGTTTAAGGACTATGTAACTAAATTAGGTAATGCTATTGGAGATACTATTCAATCTGTGAACCACTTTGGTGTTGCATGGAACCTAGCCTTTAGTAAGTCTTTCCTAGACGGTATTGAGAAGTTTGTTTCATCATTTAAGAGTGGTGTGCAAGGTCTTAATGTAGGTAAAGAGTTCTTTGACATTACAAAATCTGTGTTGAATGTCTTAAACACCACAGGTAGAGAGCTAGGTACTACTACAAAAGAAATTGTGAAGAGCATATCAGAGCTTACTAAGGGCATTGTGGATATTGGTACTCAATTAATTACATCAGGATTCCCTAGAGTAGTTAGAGGTGTAGTAGACATCTATACTAACTTAGCTAAACTAGCTGTAAGTAGTGGAGGAGCTACTGCATATACTGATGTACTACTAAGTGTCACAAATGCAATCAATACAATTATTAAGTCTGTAAACCCATCCATTCTCAAGAGTGTATTTGACTCTATTGTGAACTTTGTGGAAAGTGTTTCTTCTGTGGTAACTAAAATTGCTACTAGAACAAATATCTTCAAAGAAATTGCAAACGTTCTTAAAGGGGTCATAGATGCTCTCAGCTCGATTGTAAATCAAGTTGGTACATTTAATGCAGGACAAGTAAACAAAGCATTAGAGGGGCTAAGAAACGCAATTCTGGGCATTGTAGAGGGTATTAAACCTCTGATTGTAGAATTAGCCAAAGGAGCTATCTCTGCGTTGGCTTCTAATAGTGCACAAAGATTCTTCCAAGCAGTTATTGGTTTTGTAAAAGCTGTTGCAGGAGCTATTAAGAGCACTCTTGTTTCTATTGGTGATTCAGTAGAGGGTGGTATTAAGAAGATACTAGACTTCTTTACCCTTGTGACTAACTTTGCCTCTGGTGTAGCTTCTCTTCTAGGTGGACTAGGTAAGTACCTTATTCTAGGATTTATTGGTACTAAGTTCCTATCATGGGCTACTAATATTATCTATAGTTTATCTACTGTGGCTACTGCCATGAATGCTGTGAGTGGTGGTAAAGTAAACCCATTAGGTCTAGCAAATGCTTTTGGTTCTGATGCTCTTATGAGAGCAGGAACTACCTCAAGGAACATGGGTAGTGGTGGAGCATATCTATCAGGTATGTCTCGTGTAGCTAAAAACTCAACTACAGGGTTCTCAAGAGTTGCTAGAAATAATGCTAGACATTCTGCTAATATGAAAGGCTTAGGTTTCTTTGGGGCACAAGTTGGTCTTGATTTAGCTAACAATGCTCTACAAGGTTCAAATGAATCTCAAGGATTTAAAGATTTTGGTAATATTGCAAGTAATACAGCCTCATGGGCACTTACAGGAGCAGGAATTGGTAGCTTTATTCCCGGTATTGGTACTGCTATAGGAGGAGGTATTGGAGGTCTTACAGGATTTATTGCAGGTATACTAGGAGCTAATAACCAGAAGGATGAAAGAGCTAGACAAGAGAAACTAGCTAAGGAAGAGGCTTCTAAACAGGCTGAGGTACAAGCAAAAGAAACACTAGAAAGTCATATGGCTTCTGTGAAACAACTTGCTGAGGAAACAGCCAATATTAGAAACTCATTCTTCAAGTCTATTTCTTCAAGTAGTGGTATCTCTAAGAGTCTTTCTACAGCAAGTGCCTATATTGATTCATTACAGAACTCTACAGGTAAGAGCCTAGAATCTACCCTAAGAGACCTTAATATTAAGACTGCAACTGTGCCTAAGGGTATTGAGAATTTCTATGTTAAGGTTGGGGATAAGATTAAGAGTTGGTCAGAGTTGAAAGAGTCATCTGGTATTCAAGATGATGCTAGACTTCTACAATCACTGCAACTTGTGAAATCTGCTCTTGGTGAAAAATATGTTGAGTTTATGGATAGTGAGGGTAACAAGGTTGCTGAGGCTGTAGAAACTCTTACAAAAGAGGAATCAAATAGGCAGTCTGCTAACCTTGATACATACAAAGCCCAACTAACCAAAGCACAACTTAGTGTTAAAAGTGGTGTAGATTTCCTATTCAAGGATATTACATCTATCTCAGATGAGATTGATAATGTACTTAAGAGTAGAAACTTTGCTAACAATGGTGAGAAGGCTAAGGCTATCACAGAGGCATTAGAAAAGGCAGGAATTGACACAACTGAGTTTGTGAAGATGAGTGTCTCTGACCAAATTGCTAAGGCTACTGAGCTTGTTAAGCAAGGTAAGTTACAAGGAGGAACAAGAGAACAACAAACTATAGCTCTTGCAGAATCCATTAAGGAGAAACTTGGAGATACTGCTACTAAGTATACTGAGATTCTTAAGAATGGTCTGTGGGATGACCTTAACACACTGAACCAGATGCTGGATTCTGCTGACTTTGTGTCTAAGCTACCTAGAACAGAGGAAAATCAAGTAAGAATTGATGCCTTTAAGGAAAGTGTAGCTAAGCTCATTAAAGATGGTGTACTCAAGGTTGAAGAAGGTCAAGCTCTTCTTGACAAAGCAGGTATCAAGGATGTCAGCGCAGAAGGTCTTAAGAATGGTGTCAATGAGTTTAAACTCTCTGTTACCAATGGTCTATCAGATGCTCAGAAGAAATTCCTTGAAGGTACTGGTATTATTGGTGGAGTAGATATTCCGGGTATTGCTACAGCAGGTATCTCAGCAGGAATAACAGCTCTTGAATCAGCAACACGTAAGGCTATCGATGCTACTATAGCTAAACTAGATGAGGCTGTAGCTCAAGCTACTGCTGAGGGTAATAATGCTAAGCAAAGAGCTTTCAGTAACTACAGAAGACAAGCTGAGCAAGAAAGAGATAATATCTACCAAAGCACTGGTGGGCTTATCCCTGAGTACCACTCTAATGGTCTTCCTGTAGGGATTAACTGGAAGCCAAAAGGCACTGATACTGTGCCTACTATGCTTACTCCGGGTGAATATGTATTGCGTAAGAAAGCTGTTGATAGTTTAGGTACTAACTTCCTAAATAACCTCAATAGGTTTGGTGTGAATGCCTTGCAAAGTGTTGCTAAATCAACTATAATTAACAATGTATATAACACAAATAACGCACAAATTAGTCAAAATATTGACAATAAGTCTCAATACCTAAATGGTATGTTTGGACTAGACAAGTTAATGAGGTATGTTTAATGTTTAACTGTGGAGATAACTTCTCAAAGCCTAGACGTTACATCCAATTTAATGACCTAGTGTTCCTTGGTAGAAAATCTATTGATGAGCAGACTGAAAGCATTAGTTTGCGTGAGAGTAAAACCTCACGCACTTTTGCTAATGGTTCTTATGTTGGTAATGTATCAAATAAATCCTTAATAGATAGTAATACAATATCACTTAAAATTGCTCTTAGGACTAATAATTGGTCAGAGGAACATATTCAAGCACACTATGACTTTATCATTGAACAACTCTTAACTCCGGGTAAACTATGGGCTGTCAATACAGGATTGCAACTAATTTGGTGTAATGCCTATGTAACAAGTATACAAGCAAGTAAAGATTGGGTTGTGACTGATGATGACTATCTTGTATTTAAAGTAGAATTTGACAATCCAGAAGCTGTGTGGTATAAGGCTGATGATGCAAAAACTTTCCTAGATGATTATAATAATTGCGACTTCCTTGACATGAAGGCTTCTTGTCTGGGTAAATCAAGACATTGTTGTAATGGTCTACCAAATTGTAACCTAATCTGTGAATGTTGTGAGAATGACTGTGATGATATTAATGGAATGATTGATATGTGTACAGCACAGAACAACATTGAAATTATGAATGACTTTTTCCATGAGTGTAATTCCAGATGGAGAGTAGTGTATAACTGTTCTAAGAATAAGTGTGGAATGTCTCTAAAAGATTACTATAAGCACTCTATCTGTGATAACTGTGTAAATGAGGTTATGAGTGGTAGTTTTATTTCTGATACAGTATTAGATAGTCACAAGTGGAGTATAGCCTTAGATGGTAAATTTAAAGACCCTATAGTTAGAATAAATGATGTAGACTACAAGATTCAGGGTGAGTATGATGGTGTCCTTATAGCCAATTATAGAGGTGAAATACGCTATGCTACTTCATGGGATTGTTTAGAGTATAGCTATAAAGAAGTACCTCTATCAGTATTAACCCTGTGCCATGAAATGCCTTATATTCACAAGGGAATCAATAATGTAAGTGTTAGTGGTGTAGTAAGTGAGAATGCTTGCTTGTTCATTGACTATGAGGGAGTAACAGTATGATTGGTTATATTGAGAATACAGAGCGTTCTGGTTTAGGTTCAATGGTTATTCCAAAAGACCACTTCTTAGGAAATATCTCTTTGGAATACTCTCTAATGGAAGTTCCCTCTATCACACTTACCTTGCCTATAAGCTACACTAAACATCTAACAGGGAGTTCCCACATTGTACTTTCTACAGATGATTGGGTGTACAGAGGGTATGTAGGAGATAAGACCAATAATTTTAAGGAAATGACTGTTCAGGTAAGAACTTCACATGTTATTGGAAGACTGGATAAGAGAACACTTCCTACAAACGTAACAGTAAAAGCACGTTCTGTAGTCTCTGCTGTAACTCAAGCTATGGGGTATTGGAGTAATGAGCAACACAAGGATGACTTACTGAATGATTTTAAGATAACCTACTTAGATGACTATGCAGAGAAAAACCTTATTGAGTATGAGTTTTCTAATGAAACATTCCTTGAGTTCCTTACTAAAGTGTGTGAAAAGACTACTTCTCTTTATTGGAGGGTAAGCAGAATAGACCCTTACTTGATTGAGTTTGGTATCTTTGGAGAGAAGAGAGACATCCTAATCAATGAGTATAATAACTTAGTATCACTTGATGACGTAGAGGAAAACTATGAAGACACTGTAAACATCGCTGTGGCTATGTCAGATAAATCAGATAGTGGTGCTAGTTCTCTTACTCTTAGAGATATTTTCCATAACCCTAAACTCATGCTTAAAGGATTTCCTGTGATTAAGACAGGTAACAAGGTAAACTCACAAAGGTCTTATGACTATCCTCAGCTCCCTGTGTTTGCTCCTGAAATTATTGGTGATGAATTTGCTGTAATGGATGAAGAGGGTATTGCTTTAGAGGCAGGAGAATTGTATTGGGGTACTGTTACAGATAATGACACACAGTCCATCGCAGAGAATAACAGAGAGATTACTGACTCAGATAGGTTAAAAGCCACAGAACAGCTCTATAGAACGTCTATAAGGCGCTTAATTAACTCTCGTAGGAAAGTAGTCTATAGTGTCACTGTAGAGCCTCTAAAGCCTAAATCATTGTCTGTAGGGGATAGGGTGATGTTTACTCTCAATGCAGGAGTATGGGAACTTACAGCTTGTACTAAGTATTATGAGAAAATACTTAAGCTGAGCGATTGGTTCTTTGTGACACACATTACAGATGAATACTCTGAGGGTGATGCTCATATACAAAGACTAAAGCTCTCTAAGTTTCTTTATAGTGATAGAGACATTACAGTAAACCAATAGGAGGATATATGAGTAACAATTATATAAAACTAATAAACTCAGTAGCAAGGACAAAGGCAAGGGTTATTCAACAATCTAAGCAACGTAGAGGTGGTGTAACAGACCTTTATGCTCTTGACTATGTATCCTCACTTTCAACCTCAAAAGCATGTGCTCCTTATGGAGAAGAGGATACAGAAGAAGCTGAATCTAAAGATGTTCAAGGAAGAATTAAGCAGTTTGTGAAAGCTATTAAGAAAGAAATTCCTGAATCTAAAGTTGAAGGTGTATCTGCTATTATAGGTTATTTTGGTATTGAGAGTAATGTTACAGCTAAGAGGTATGAAACAGACTATCTCACAGGAAGAGATTATGAGAAGATGAAAGATGAACCTACAGCAGAGAACCTTGTTGGTAGTTGGTATGAGTTTTCCAGAATGTACCCAAATATTGAGCTAAATGAAGCAGGTTATCTTGTGGATGGTAAACACTGGATTGGTGTAGGTCTTGGTCAATGGACTGGTGTAAGATGTAAGGCACTATACGACTTTGCTAAGAAAGATGGCAGAAGAAATATATTTACTTTTGGAAC